ATCTATACTACTTAACCACTCATTAGGGTTTTTTTTCCATTCACTTGGAGAAAATGGAGCAAAGAAATCATTTATTAATTTTTTCTTGTTATCCAGTTTATTTAATAATTTTCGCATCCAACACGATTCTTGTCTACATGTATAACTCAATTTATTTTTTAATTTTTTCCATATATTTAAATTATCTGTATAGTTAATTTGATCCTCAGGATGTTTCATATTCCATGCCTCTTTTAATTTTCCCAAAATATCACTAGTATAACATGTAAAGTTATTATTAGAATTTGTATTTATGTTACATACATCTTTTATAAATTCGTCATCTTTTTTGTTGTCCTTTTTATTTTTTCGTGTTTTCTTCCCTTTTTTTTTACTACTATGATTGTTATTCTTATTTTTATTAGTTATTCTTCGTGCCATATATATAATATAGTTATTTTATATTATATATTTATTTTAAAGAACGTTGATTTCTAGTATGATTGTTAAATATTTCAATAGATCTTGAATGCTTATCTGGATTAAATGGTTTGAAATCTTGACTTTGAAATAATAATCCATGTTGCATTTGAGAATTAGATATTTCATTATTTGCTTTTACTGTATCTACATATAAATCACTATTCGATTTTGGTACATAAACTGATTGATTACACTTTTGTAGCCCAAAATATGTATTTCTTAAATTATTTTCTAAATCTACATTTTTTATATATCCAGAATATGGTCCTTTATCATTTCCTGGATTAAAATTATCAGACACTTCATAAAATTGTCTTTCTTCTGATATATTATTAGTATGTCTTACATGTAACGCAGGATATTTAACATATTTTGTAGGAACTGGTCTAAAACTAAATTGATTCTCTAGTTTTTTATCGGGTATATTTCTTCTATAAAATCCGTCATTTATATAATCATGGCCTTCATTTCTACATAAATATCCCCCATCTACTACACCATACATTTTTTCTTGATCCATATATAATTTATATAATATAATTTTATATTAAATATTATTAATTAAATGATTATTAATATAAATGATATTACTAATAATTTTATATACCCCATATATATATCACCTGCATGAAAAAAATATATGAAAATATTTTTGATATTACTGTCATGTTATTATATATTTTGTATTTTATTATTGCTTTTAATCTATATTATTCTCATAAAATATCAATATTAGATAATAGTATTTTAAAAGAAAAATTTAGCGATGAAAAATTACAAAATTACTTAGATAATTTACAATTATTTTTTAGAACATTCGTTGTATTTTTATTATTATTTAGATTCAATCCTTTTACTAAACATGTTTTTACTGAGTTTGACAGAAAACTAGTATTTACATCATCATTATTCTTAATTAGTACCACAGGACTTAATATTATTATTTCTAATGATTTTATTAGTAAAAATATAAAAAATATTTACTCTTTATTTATATAATGAATACAATTATTGAAAAACAAAAAATTATAATTATTATGGCAGGTGGAAATGGTACACGTATGAAATCATCTTTACCTAAAGTATTACATAAAGTCGATGGTATTCCTATGATAGTTAAAATTATTCATGAAGCATTATTATTGTCTCCTAGAAAAATTTTTATTGTTGTTGGAAGACATAGATTACTTATTGAAAATAATATTAAAGAACATATTGATATTACAAACATTCATTTTGTTGACCAATTAAATCCTTTAGGTACAGGACATGCGATCATGACATGTAGAAAATATTTAATTAAATATAATTATTCTGATGTACTTATTCTATCTGGAGATGTCCCATGTATTACTAGTAATACTATGAACAAAATGTTTCGAAATATGCATAAATGTAAAATTGCTGTTTTTGAAAAGGAAAATCCTCATGGATATGGTAGAATTATTACAAAAAATAGTAAATTTGTAAAAATTGTTGAAGAACTAGACGCATCAAATGAAGAAAAAAAAGTTAATATTGTAAATTGTGGCCTCTATTGTTTTGATAGTGTTACATTATGTAAGTACTTACCATTTTTAAAAAATAATAATAAAAAAGGAGAATATTATCTTACAGATATTATCGAAATTATTAAAAAATATGAACAAATTAATATTGATATGTACAATATCCCTTTGGTTAAATATATAGAAGTTACTGGTGTAAATACTCCAGAAGAATTATCAGAAATTAATAAATATGTTGAAACTTTAAAACTCGCTTATTAATTTTAACATTTGTTTTGATGCTATTTTATCTATATCTATTTCTTCCCTTTCCTTTTTTTCGTGATTATACTTTATTTTTTTTAAAAACATAGCATTTAAATAATTTATAAATAGGGGTTTATCATATTTTAATATTGAGGAATGTATAAAACGTCCAAATAATTCATTTAATGTTAATGAGTATACGTATGGTTTAACGTGTATATAATATACGTTTTCATGTTCCATATATTTATGTATTTGGTCATCTATAAAACATACTTGAGTATCTTTTGGCATTTTTGTACATTTAACTAAATCATTATACGTTTTATTATTAGTTGTTCTCATTTCTTCTATTATTTCACCATTTACTGTAAAAGCACATATTACATTATCAAATACTAAACCAGGACATATTTCTTCAAAATACCTTTTTATTCGACTTGTCCACAATTTAGGTCCTTTATTATTTGTATATATACATATTCTATCTATTTTACCATGCTCACGTTGCTCTATTAAATAACTAAATATTTCACATATATCAGGTCTTAAACATTCATTATATAAATTCATTATTTCATTAAAACATTTTTGACTTATTCTTTTATTTAAAAACATTTCTATTGATTTAAATAGTATTGATAATTGTGAAAAATATCCTAGTGTTCCATCCATATCAAATACTACAATTCTTTTTGACATAATATATGAATATATTATTATATTTACATATATTATTAGTAATATGTCAGCATTAACAATTGATGACTATACAAAAGTTTTGAAATATTATGAAAAAAATATTCCAACCGATAAAAATAAATTGAAACAAGATGCAGAAAACATAATTGCCCAAAAACTATGCAATTGTATTAAAAATATTAATAGAAAGTATACTGAAGAACCAAAAAGTATTGGTATATGTAAAAATTCAGTACTAAAGAAAAAAAATCTTTCTATCTATAAATTTAAATGTGCTAAAAAAAAGGCTTATCTTATTGGAAAAACAAGAACAAATAAAATATTTAAAAATGGTGTTATTCCATCTAAGAAAACTAGAAAACGAAAATAATTTTTTAGAGAATTATAATAAATATATTAATGAAAAAATTATTACAAATTAATTGAAAAGGTAACCAACGTAGTAAAAAAATTCTTAAACACTTAAGTTTATAGTTTATCAATTTTTTAAATAATTCATTACTGATAATATTACTTTTTCTTGGTCATTTAATTTGCGAAATATCAAGTTTTCATCTGCTTTTAGTTGAAAACAACAATTTCTTCTTCCATAATTATTTTTACATACTATGTATGTACCACCCTCTCTTATTTCTATATCACATATTGTTGCACCTGGTTTTAATCTTATTTCATTTGGGTTTAATAAATTTATCCATCTTATATAACTACCACTTTTAAAATGAGGTATCTCATCTATGTACATATAATCATGCAGTTTTTCTAAAATTTCATATTCATATTCTTCTGATAGTTGCAATTTTTCTATCATAAGAATTTTCATGTCATCTATTTTGTCACTGTTTAAATTCATTATATAAGAATTCTCTTCATTATCTAAAGCAACTTGTAATAAATTCATCGCTTCATCGTTATTTTCATTTTCACACTCACTATCACTACTATCACTATCCATATCCATATTTATTAATATATTTTATTTTTATTTATGTTTAAAATTGATTTTACTCAATTAATTTAAGTTATATAAATTTCTATGAAGTTATATCAAGATAATATGTCTCAATTTTCAAAAATAATTGTACCTTCGGCACCACCTTCCGATACACAGCATACATGTCCCATTTGTATTAATGACATCGGAAACAATAACTTTGTTGTAACTAAATGTAGTCATAAAATTTGTGTTCCTTGTCTAATGAATAATTATAATAAATCACTTAATGGACACCTATGTCCTTTGTGTAGATCGAGAATTCTTGATAAAAGAAGAAATATATATGTTGCAAAATCTAGAATCAACTTTGAAGCTAGTAATTTATTATTTAATATGTTTGATGACTCAGATAATTTCTTCCCGATATTTAAAGAATTAACTGATTTTGTATCTAATAGAAAAGATAATATATCTGAATTTAAAGAAATATTTGGACGTTTTATGATGACCGAATTTATTGAAAAATATACAACTAATTTGAATATTACTAAGTAATTTAAAGTAGAATTATATCACTTCATTTATTTTTATTTGTTGTTTGCGTAAAAAAAAACTAAATTACTTAATTAATTAACTTACAACAATTCTATCTACTAACTCACTATGGATCTTTGTCTTAATTCTCTTCCTTCTCCTACTATTCCTAGTGCTTCTACTATAGCATTTACTAGTAATCTGTTACTCCCATTTCCTCTCTCATAATGAAATTCATCAAACAGGAAATTATCACGAGTTCTTCGTCTTGTTGGTCTTGTTGGTCTTGTTGGTCTTGTTGGTCTATCTTCTGGTTGTTCTGGTGGAATCCAACCTGGAACTCGTGATGCATATTCCACTCTACATAACGGACAATTATTACCAGCAGCATTTTGAAAATGTGATAAAATACAATCACAACAAAATTTATGACCACATTTAGTTACCATTACATTAGCTTCTCCTAATACGTCCCAACAAATACCACAAGTTGTTGAATCTGATACGGTTACATTTATTGGTTGTGTATCTGGTGGTGGAGGTGGAATATTTGTTAAGTTAATTCTAGGTAACATACGTTGTTCATCTGCTACTCCTCTTGGAGATTGAAATACAGGTTCATTTTCAGTATCACTATCTGATGTATCACTTTCATTCATGAAATTTATCAAATTGTTGTTTATATTACGGTCTATAATCGGTACTCTTGATCTAAAAGTTATATTTGGTGGTGGTGTAGTATAACCATCATCTGTAATAAATCGTGTACCCGAACCATCTGGAAATTGATTCTCATGAAAAGTCTGCAGGTGTTTCATAACACGAAAGCGTGCTTGTAAAGAATCCACACGATTTTCAAAACAAATGTTTAAACCTCTTATATGATTAGAATTAAACCAACACTTTGATAAAGGTTTCCATCTTATGTCGTGTACTCCTACGTTGACCAAAACTGTTCTTAAATCTGTAACATTATGTAAGTACGGTTGTAGTTTATTTCTCCACGTTTCGGGTAATTCCCTATTGTTATCTATATACCAACAAATATGTCGATGAAAATTATAAACCTCATCATTTGTTGTAACAACCATTTCAACCATATCTCCTAGTTGATTATCATACAACCACATAAATCCATCTTCTTGTGGTATTTTTATAATTGGACGTTTCCACCAATATTTACGGTTTAAAGAATCATTATGATTAAATATTGGGTCATAATCATTTTCCCATATACATCTAGCACGAGAGTATATCTTCATCTCGCAGCTATTCGCGTTGTGTCCAGTTTGAGAGCAGTACGAGCATACCATTTTAACTTACTAACTTTTGAAAGTAATTTTACAAAGATTTTTATAATTAATTACAAATTTCTATAAAAAGTAATCAATTTTTTTTGAATAGGTCTAGTATATCAAAAAAAACAAAATTTTTTACTTTCTATAGAAACTTATTCAAAAAAAATTGATTTGTTTTGATTCTTTTTTGAATAAGTATATTAATGACCAATAACAAGCAATAAGCTATTATCAAAATGTCCATTACCATGAACCCCACCACATTTGAAACCACTTTCAGTCGTCCTGATGTTCGCAATCATCTTCGTACTAAATGTGCATCTAATTACTATAAAAAAATGACCGAGATTGAAAAGAACGAACTCTACGCACGTGCGCCTAAGACTGTGAATGCTGATGGCGAACAAATTTCTCCCAAGCCAAAGGATGAGCTTAAAACTGCTGACTGGATCCGTGAAATTATCGGTTCATGGAATCGAGTAGAAGCTAACTATATCCCCGTATCTGAAATGGAGGTTATCGTAATGAAACCAGAACAGATTGACATACTTAACCAAAAATTCGAACAAAAAGAAATTCAGAACGCCGAAAAGAAAGCTGCTAAGGAGGCAGAAAAGGCCGAAAAGAAAGCTGCTAAAGAAGTTGCCAAGGAAGAAAAGAAAGCTGCTAAGGAAGCAGCGAAGAATGGGAAGAAACTAGAAAAACTCAAACAACAGCTAGATGCTATTGATCCTAACGCAGAGCTTAATAGCGATGGTCTTGTCGTTGTAAAATCCGTTACATTTGCTAATGATAACGGTGATATGACAATTACCATGACTATTAAGGAATATGCTAAGGATTTCAAGTCCAAGCAAAAGCAAGCTGCTAAGGATGCCGCCAAGGAAGAAAAGTTTCAAGCTAAGCTATCTGCCGCTGCTGAAAAACTACAAGCTAAAGAAGCTGCCAAAGCAGAAAAGAAAGCAGCTAAGGAAGCAGAAAAGGCCGAAAAGAAAGCAGCTAAGGAAGCAGAAAAGGCCGAAAAGAAGCGTGTCAAACTTGTTATTAAGGAAACAGTTAAGCACCTAACTGATAGTGATAAGAGAGTTCTTATTACCGACAACACCGAATGGCTGACTAGTAATGGCTTCATGGCAAACAGTATCGAAGAGTATATCACTAATATCACAGCAAAGGATTACAAGAACTTATTGAACGAAAACAGGAATGAATTGAGCAAGATGAGCTGGTCTCAACAAAATAACCAATAAAAAATTAGTTAGATTAGTTATGATTGTAATTTAATAAATAAATTATTTTTTATTTATTAAAAAAAATGATTGTATATTCATTCATTTTTTAATTTTAAATTAAAGATGTTTGTCTGGTTCTTAATAATCGCACTATTTAATATAACATATTCACATTATTGGTCAAATAATAATGTAAGTAAATACATTACAGTAAATGATAATTATCTAGAACAAAATAATGATAATACATATATTAATTTTGATATTAATACTGATAATACTTATATTGATATTAATATTAATAAAACAAACGATAATTTTCCCAATATATGGATTACATTTAACATTAATATGGATAATAATAACAGTAAATATAAAATGAACCAATTCTTGTATATAGAATAATGTTGCGAACAATACATATCTATACTTTATTTACAATCCCTTTCTGTTAGTACATATCCCCAGTGTTGTAACGTCTGTCTTATTTTCGGACTTATATTAAAATCATTATATTTTGCTTTATTTTTTTTTATTAAATTAATTAATGCTTTTCTAAATCTACTATTAGGACCTGCTGTCTGAACCCATCTTTTTACTTGACGTTCATCATCAGGACTTCTTTTACCATTATAAAAATCACAATACCACTGAACCCATCCATACGGATGATACTTTTTTATCCAATTCTTTTCTTCCCAAAATTCTAATGTAGTTCCAACTTTTACTCCATATTTGTTTATATTTGTATCATAATCTTCCCATTTTCTTGTTAAATTATTATTTGATATGCCCTTCCACCAAGATTTTGGATAATTTAGATGTTTATTCTTATAATTTTTACCTGTTACTTTTGAATATATTGGTCTCCAATATGTTCCACCAAAACTTCCCAATTTAAATATTTGACGAGGCGTTAAATTTGGACGAAACTCAGGGAAATCACTAAAACGAGTTTTTTTCTTTCGTGTTTTATTAACCTTTACACCTCCCTTTAAATTATTATTTTTTTTACTCTTTTTAAAACGGTTTACCCTTCCTGTTTTATATTTTTTTGTACGTGCATTTTTTATTTCTTTTTTTGTCAATTCATTATGTGTTATTGGTGTATCATCTGTAATTCTTATTTTAGGTCTATATATATCATTCTTGTATTTATATCCGACTTCACCTCGTTGATTTACCCATTCTTCATCAAACCATCTTCTTAATCCTTTTTTTCTTGTATATTTACCTTTATACGGACTCTTTTTTGTATTTTTGTATTTTATACTAAATGCTTTTTTATATGCTTTTACTAATAATCCACTTCTATACGCACTATGCTTAGGATATTTTTTATATATGTTTTTTTTAGTTTTATTATATAAACTTATGTCACTTGGTTCCATATCTCTATATATTTTATCATTATTTTATATTTGTGTTAAATAAATACTATTCATTATTATCACGATTATTACAATTTAGAATATTTTATTATATTACCTTATATATAATGAATACAACAATAAAAGACGCATTAGTAGGTGCGTTAATGTTTGGAACTATGTCATATTATTCTCAAAAATATATTAACAACCCACATTATTTTAAAATTGTCGCTTTTGCTTGGTCTGCACCATTTACATATTTTTATTTATTATATATTACTTCAAGAACAAGTAGCAAATCTGTTAATGATTTTAATCGACATGCTTTGATCGGTATTTTAATGACCGCTTTTTTAATTATTTTATATATGTATCTTAAAGACACTTTTCATATTGACACCTTAATTACTAGTATATTTTATTTAACGGCTTTTTTTACATTTGGTTATTTTTATTTAAAAATATTTAATAAATTATAAATCATATGATAATATTTATGAATTCAAATACATATTATCACTTACTTTGAAAAAATACACTTATCTAAAAAAAAATGATTACATTTTTGTATTTTTGCTATAATCAATATATTACTTAAATTGTACCAACGGATATGTCAACATTTCATACTAGGTATATGGACGTTGTCCACCAAACCAATACTAATTTTAATAGTTCGTTAACTATTAAAGACCACCAAGTAAGCGGAACCGAATGGTGTGTCACTAAAGAAGAATCGGGTCAATCTGGTGCTCTTGTCGCAGATGAAATGGGTCTTGGTAAAACTATCATCATGTTGATGACGATGTTGATTATACCAAAAAAATCTACACTAATTGTTGTCCCTGCTTCCCTTCTACATCAGTGGATTGACCAAATCAAACGTATAATCGGTACGAATCCACTTGTCTTTTACAGCCAGAAGAAAAAAAAGATTACTAGTGAAATGCTTGTGAACAGTTCTATTGTTATCACAACGTATCATAGCATCGCCATCTCGAAAAAAGAAAAGCAACTTCCGTCTAAAAATCCGTTACATAACATTAATTGGGATCGGGTCATCTATGATGAAGCTCATCATCTGCGTAATCGTAATGCACTTTGGCACGGCGCAACACTTGTCAACAGCGGTTTTACTTGGGTCATCACAGGTACTCCAGTTCAAAATAAATTAACTGATTTCAGAAATATTTGTAAGGCTGCAAATATTACAAATTGGAATGATTCTGTCCTTCTTCGTACCAAGAATCAAGTTGGAATCACACTTCCACCACCAGTAATTCACAATATAACCGTTCCATGGTCTAATCCAGAAGAACTTTCTCTCGCTAGAGAAACGCACTTCAAAGTTAGAAACTCAGTAAACCCTACTGACTTAATTGTTGAAATGCAGTTGTGTCGACAGGCTTGTACATATCCCAAACTCTTGGAGAAAAACGTACATCACATCGAAAACAACATCCTTAGCCAACCACGACAAGATACGTTAGATCTTGCATTCAACCAACACTCTAAGTTGGATGCCGTAGTTGATGTACTTTCACAACGTCGTAATAATAACAACGGGAAGCTTGTTTTCTGCCAGTTTCGTGACGAAATGACCGCCCTAAAAAATATGTTGACTGCTAAAAATATATCCGTTACTATGATTGATCCTTCGATTTCTCATAAAAGAAAGTTCTCTATTTTAACAGCCAACCCCATTCCTGAAAACTCGTACATCGAAGGTCTCAACAAAGATGTTTCTCGAATTATCAACTCATATTTAAAAAGCGATGTAACCATTCTACAGATTATGTCTTCTTGTGAGGGTCTCAATCTCCAAGATAATTTCTCTGAGGTCTACTTCGTAAGTCCAACATGGAATCCTAGCGTCGAATCACAGGCGATTGCACGATGTCACCGAATTGGTCAAAAGAAACAGGTCGAGGTCTTCCGATTCTACATGGAACAATTCACACAATCTGAATTTCCTCAAAGGTTTGATATCTCTGGGAACTTGGTTAACTACTATAATCTAGACCAGTATATTTTGAGAAAACAGAATTGGAAAAATACAACAGCACGGGATTTCTTACGCAGCATCTTGGACACCTAGTAATTTAGAATTTTGTATTTGTAATTGTAATTTAATTATTTTTATTTTTACTTCCCATTTGTTTACTAATACACTTTAGCATTTAAACCACATCTTCTATTCATTATATAATATAATATATAGTGAATATCATTAAATTTAATTATTACACCTAGTATTTAAAACATAGTTCCAAATGAACCACCTAGTGCTTCATTCGCTGCCATTAATGGAGTTCCTACCTGAAAACCATCTCGAGATGGTACATTAGCATCTACAAGTGGGTTTTCAGTATTATAATACATACTATCAAAACCATTATTCGCCTCACTCTTTAAACTTAATTTTTCGGGTACAGGAAATTGAGCAGAAGCACCACTATTCTGTTGTGTTCTTACTACTGGTCCGTTTTTTTTAGGTTTTTCCTCTTCTTGTGAAGAACTACCAGTTACAAATTCAAATAATCTATCTACCAATATATTTACTTTCTCGCCTAATTTAGTATTTAAGCTCAATACTATCACTAAAACGCCTAAAATTGTGTTTTTAACAATATATGGTTCATACTTTTCACCACTATATGGTGGTACAAATGTTATTAATCTATCTATATAGAACAGTCCAACAAACATTACTAAAACTTGAGCTAATATCTCAATTGATATTTCTAAACTACTTTTCGAATCATCAACCTCTGGGATATAAACACGAACAGCCTTGTTTAACAAAACAACTGGTATAATCGCTAAAAATGCGTATTGAAGAGTATTAAATAAATCGGATTTTGTTGTATCGTCAAACTTTAATACATGATTCATAAAATTTAATTTTTCTCCTGATTTTTTACTTGCTTCTTGTAAATCTTCCATATGTAATATATAGATATTTATTTGAAAAAAAATGATTTTAAATTAAAATTTATATTATAATTTACAATTATAAAAGATACAATGGATAAATCATACAATAAACGTCGCTTGCCATATATTCCTTATGAGCTTGTTAATATGATTGCTGAATATCATGACTATGACAAATACTGCAAACCTGAACATCTTGAAAAATTTCAACATGCGTTGAATGACATTATCTCTATGGGTGAAATTATGCCCCAGATTCTACCAACTATAGCTGCTGAATGTTGGGGAGGTAAATTACCCGACTACTACTTATGGGATCCTCATGAAGAAGACTTTGACTTTCCTACATTTGAAGATTATCTACACTATCTTGATGCTTGAAATTTTGATTAGTATTAGTTTATTTATTTTAAGGTATATTTAAGTATATAATTTTTTATTTATCTATATGCATTATTATATTTCTTTTTAATGTTGAATAATATTCATCTATCTTTTCTCCAGCATTTTTTGTAAATAAATCACCTTCAATATATTGATTTGGATTCTTTGTTACATTTACTATTGATTTCTCTAACTCTTCTCTATTATTCAAATCACAAAAACAGTATTTATTTCTATTTATTATTTCTACTTCAGGTAAATCTGTTGCCCAATAAATTGGAATTGTTCCCGCTTCAAATGCTTGAAATATTTTTTCTGTGAAATAATTATCATAACAAGAATTTTCAGGGCATATATTATATATTCCTCTTGAAATATAATCTATTTTTTCTTTATGTCCCTTACCTATCGATTTTGTATTGTTACGAAAAGTACTCGGAGAATAAATATCCCCATATTTACATACTACATCATATATTTTTGTTCTTTGTCCATACCAATCGTGTCGCGCCACTATTGTACAAAAAAATTCTTTATGTTTTTTTATATTTTCATTATATCTTTTTTGAATGTATGACAGTATATTATCTTTTTCATCATAATTATAATAAGAATAATACATAAGCCATAATGGAAATCTAACTTGTTTTAATGATATATCTGTTTCTTTAAAACCAACTATTAAATCAAATACATCATATAATACATTTTCATCATTAAATTTTGGAAATCTTTCTAAATTTTCTCCATAAAAAAATATTTTGCATTTCGCTTTTAACTCTTTAACTTCTTTTATATCTCCCCAACATGATGATATTAAAATATCTGGATTTGATGTATTTGCTACTATTTTTACATCACCTATATTCTTTTTTATAAATTCTGTAAAATAATTATCTGTATCAGAGTCTTTCCAATAATGATAATATGATATTGTAATCATGTTTATAATATATTATATGTAACTATTATAAATACAATAATATATTATTAAATTTTACGGTCCAATATTTGTTGTTCTTTCTTCTTAAAATCTAAAAATTTTTTTATTTTCCTTGTATTTCTACGAAGTAATATCGGATTTTTAAAACGTGGTCGTATACGTCTTGTATAAGGATAATCTTGTTTACTATGTAAAAATCCGTGTTCTTTGCAAAATCTTCGACTGCACATTTCATATGTATAATATTTGGTCTTTTCTCTATTTGCCCATTTATCAAATAATATTACATGATACGATGGTTTCATAACCATTAAGGCATCTCCATTTTTTAAATCTTTCTTACTTATTTTTTCTGACCAATATTTTAAATTAAACCTTCCTTTATTTCTTGTACGTGGACCTCCTATAAACACTCCATTATATGTGTTTTTTGGTAAATCCCACATATAACTTACAAAACCACTACAATCATTTCTATATCCTGATTTATTTGGTTTATGACTATAACTTTTTACAGTTTTTTTCCACTTTTTTATTTTTCGCTTAAATTCTTTTCTTGTCATCGGATTACTTAATTTCATTATATATATATAATTACATTACACAATATTATAATTTAAAATTGATTTAAATTTAAACAATCGTTAATATGTTATATATTAGTTATGGTGAAACTTTGTGATAAACAATTCCCTACCACTAGTGAAGAAAAATATAAAGAATACTTTTCTAAATTCTCATTCCCATTAAGTGATTTTCAAAAATATGCTATTGAATCTACTGTGGAAGGACACCATGTTTTGGTTACTGCTCACACAGGTTCAGGAAAAACATTACCTGCTGAATTCGCTATCGATTATTTCGTTTCCAAAGGGAAAAAAGTTATCTATACCAGTCCCATTAAAGCTCTTAGTAATCAAAAATTTTATGAATTTTCACAAAAATTTCCACATATCTCTTTTGGTATTTTAACTGGGGATATTAAAACTAATCCAGAAGCTGATGTTCTTATTATGACAACTGAAATTTTACAAAACACCCTTTATCTCAAACAAAGAGATATTGTTACTACTTCTAAACTTCATTTTGATATGGATATTCAAAATGAATTAGCTTGTGTTATATTTGATGAAATACATTATATTAATGATGCTGATAGAGGTAAAGTATGGGAAGAATCTATACTTATGTTACCTCAACATGTTCAAATGGTTATGTTATCTGCTACAATTGATAAGCCTCTTCAATTTGCTGAATGGTGTGAAAATAGACACCGTTCTGATAAAATCGTTTATCTTGCTAATACTGATTTTAGAGTTGTACCTCTAAATCATTATATCTATATTGATACCAATACATCTATATTTAAAATCTTAAAGGATAAAGATAAGGAAAAACAAATTAAAGGAATTTTAAATAAACCACACGTCCTCAAAAAACAAGGAGAACAATTTATGGACTCTAATTATAATATGATTAAAAAAAATCTTGAGCTATTTTCCAGTAAAAATGTTACCATTAAACCTAATCTTATTCTTAATAATCTTATCCGTTATTTATATAAAAATGAAATGTTACCTGCTATATGTTTTGTATTCTCACGATATAGAGTTGAAAAATATGCGAAAATGATTAGTGTTAATTTATTCGGTTATGATGATGCACATATCCCTTCTGTTATTAGAAATGATTGTGAAAAAATTATTAGACGACTACCTAATGCTCATGAATATCTTAATTTACCTGAATATCATGAATTGGTCTCATTACTTGAAAAAGGTATTGCTATTCACCACGCTGGTATCATGCCTATATTACGTGAAATGGTTGAGTTATTATTCGGTAAAGGTTATATTAAAGTCTTATTCGCTACTGAAACATTCGCTGTTGGATTAAATATGCCTACCAAAACCGTTATATTTACATCTATGAATAAAATTACTTCCGATGGACATCGTGATCTATATGCACACGAATATACACAAATGGCTGGAAGAGCAGGCAGAAGAGGTCTCGATACTATTGGACATGTTATCCACTGTGGTAATTTAATTAAAGACGCTGGTATGCCTTTACTTAACGATTATAAAAAAATTTTATCAGGTGTTCCACAAGTCCTTAAATCTAAGTTTAAATTCACATACGGACTTCTATTAAATCTTATTTCTGTTGGTAACATGTCATTTTGTGAATTTATTCAAAAAAGTATGTTAAATGAACAAATTCAATCTCAAATTTCTGGATTTAAACATAAAATATCCTGTCTTAATGGTCAAATTAAAAAACAACAAGAAATTACTGATTCTATGAATATTAATACTGACTTACTACAACAATATTATACTATCACAAATGAACTAACTACTGCACACCAAAGTAAAAAAAGACAAAAATTACAACACAATATCACTACTTTGGAAAATGCATACCCTCAAATTAAAGAACATATCAAACAAATTGATAAACTAAAAATGTTGAACTCTGATTTACAAAGTTCACAAAAATCTATGGAAGATACTAACTCTTACGTTAAAAATAATGTTTCAAATTTGTTATATATATTAAAAAACAACGGTTGTATTTTGGAAAACGATGGTATTTATTCTTTATCTACAAAAGGAGATATTGCTTCACATGTCCATGAAATACACTGTTTACTCGCTTCTGATTTATATGAATTAGGACATTTTGATAATATGACTACACCCGAATTAATTGCATTCTTTAGTTGTTTCTCTAATCTTAAAGTTTCTGACGATTATAAAGATTTTAATTGTACTGAAGACTATTTAAATGTTAAAAATGCGGTTGACTATGCTACTCAGAGAATTAAAGAATACTCTGATAATGAAGTTTCTTTTAACTTGTATGGTGCTGCGGAAAATTTTGAATTACAATATGATTTTGTTAGATATTCATATATTTGGGCTTCTGAAGTAAATAATGAAAAATCTGCTAAAAAAATTATTGATGAAGCTAAAAGTGAAAAAAATATATTTTTAGGAGAATTTATTAAAGCACTCTTAAAAATTAATAATATTGCTGCTGAGTTTGAAAATGTTTGTGAGATTACAAACAATATGAATTTATTGAGTAAAATTAAACAAATTCCCGACATGACATTAAAATATATAGCTACAAATCAATCGTTATACGTATAAATTATAAATTATCAATACACCTATATATATATATATGGCCAGAACACTTAATGAATTAATTGAACAAGCTAAACAATATAACTATATTGAACCAGCAAAAGACCGTAAATATTGGGAAAATGATGATTTCTTTTTTAAATCTATTACTATCGTTATTAATGATCCTGATTTGTTAAAAGCAACCGACATTATTTGTGGCTGGTTTCCACCATTAAAACTATTATTTAAAGGTACTATAAAAAGATATATGATTTACTGTACATCTATGAACAAATGTACTTAAAATACTTTCAATAACTAATTCACATAAATTATACAATAATATTTTCATATAATTTATATTTTTTTACTATGCTATCATCTTCATTTTTACTGGTTCAAGGTGATTATAATTTTCTACTTCAAAATCTTCAAACTTATATTCATCTATACTATTATATTTATTTTTTATTTTTAATGTAGGAAATACATACATAGCACATGAACCTCTCACAAATTGTTCTTGTAACGCATCATAATGTTCCTTATATATATGAGCATTACCTATTACATGTACAAACTTTTTGGCTTTTAATCCACAATGGTGTGCTAATAAATGCGTTAAAAAAGAATAACTTGCTATATTAAACGGTACACCTAGTCCTACATCTCCACTTCTTTGATATAAACAACATTCTAACTCATCATCATTCACTACATTAAATTGTACAAAAGCATGGCATGGAGGTAAAGCCATCTCTTCCAGTTGACATGGATTCCAAGCAGATAATATTAATCTTCTGCTTGTTCTCTCATTTGGATCTTTCAATTTTTTTATTATATACTCTAACTGGTCTACACCTTTTCCTGAATAATCTGTATGACAATCAGTATATTCAGCGTTGAAATGTCTCCACTGATGACCATATACTGGACCTAAATCGTTCTCATCTTTATAATCTAAACCACTCTTCATCTTAAAATCTCTACTAGCATTTGCATTCCAAATCTTTACATTTACCTTTTGAAGTTCTCCATTATCTGTTGAACCAGATATAAACCATAACAGCTCTTTTAAACACGTCTTCCATGCCACCTTTTTTGATGTTAATAATGGAAGTACATTATTCTTTAAATTATATTTACTCATGTGACCAAATATTGATTTTGTTTCACCATTTCTACTAGATGTTACAGTACCATCATCCAAAATCTCTTTAATTAATCCTAAATATTGGGATTCTTCAGACATACTTTATTCTATTATTATATATTTAATACTGTTTTATTAATATTAATTTTTATTACCTATCGTTACATTTAAATAGTACATATGATCTGATGTACTTGTACAGTGTATTGGACTACATGAATTCGAACAATTACTATCTTCTTCGTACAAATCATTACATATTTTATATTCTGTATTCTCTTCATTATACCATATCTCATTTGATAAATGTGTAAATCCTAGTATTTCCTCAGGTACATGCGGTACCATATCATAATAATGTGTTACTCTATATGTTGTAAACGAATATTTATTGAAATATTCGGCAAAATTTTTATTTCCTACTCGTGGAGAACCAAAAGTTATTAAATATTTTAAATCATACTTTTTGTAATCCGATAATATATCATACGCCGCCAAAGTTGCCATCGCTGCACCAGCAGAATGCCCTGTTAGAAACACACTATTCGTGTTATATTTTTTTGATAAATATGATAAATTTTCCATCAATATCTCCTTTGAATTTGTATATTCTTTATAGAATCCCTTCGCTACTTCTATATTTTGGTCTTCATATGGTGTTATCTTTTTTACTTGTATATTATCTATCCAGTTCTCCATATTCGACGACCCTCTAAAAGATATAAATATGCTATTTAGCATATTATCATACCCTTGTAATGACCGTAAACCTTCCTTCTCTACTATATTTGTCAATATTATTGATGTATCACATGTCATACAATCCCATTCATCTACTGCTGATACACTATATGATGCTTGTGCTAAATTCACAGCATGTTTTGATATACTTTCGTCATATGCATTTGTTATACCCATTAAAAATATTAATAGTAATATTACTAACATATATTATATTATTATATAATATGTTTTATAACGGCGATGTTATATATATTAAAAAGTATATTGGGGATTTATTAGTAACTGACACTACTAATAAATATAAAATTGTACATATATATCCAAAAATGACTCTATATAAGGGTACTATCTTTCATAAAATTGCATTACTCGATAACGGCATCCAAATTCCTATGTATACATATAATATTATTTCAAAAGAACGTGTTTTCTTTATTGAACACATTCCTTTCTTTCAACGAGTTGCGTCTTGTTGTAATAATTTATTCTAACATTTGTAGTCGTATCTTTTGTTTTAATTTATTCTGATCCATAAATAAATATATTTGAAATTCTCGTCTTTTGAAATTTTCTACCTCACTTCTTACTGTTATTCTTGATGCCATTTTTAATTCTGGTAAATATACTATATATTGATATAAACCATCATTTCTTTGTATTTTGTCAAATACATATCCATTATATGTCTTTTCTATTACCTCTGGATTTGTAAAACACATATGTAACATATTACAATCTATTTGTATTTTACGAATTGCCCTCATCGTTACATTTACATAATCTAGTTCTGATATCCACTGATTATAGAACTCTACTGCATCACTTGATAATTCTAACATCTTATTATTTATTTGGAATTGAATCATATTTAATAAATCTACCAATCGTCGTATAGGTGATGTTATATGTATATAAGACTCCAAATCTAACAATTCATGTTTTTTTGAGTAATCTGTGCTATATTGCCCACATGAACTATTCCATATTTTTAAGAATTTTGTTACATCTTCGGGTATATCATTCGGTATTATAGTCTCTTTACCAAAAGCTGCCGATCTAAATACTCCATTATTATTTTTTATCATTTCCTTTCCACATTCATAATTCATTAATATCATTAAATATGTAATTACATCATAACTATTTGTTATATCACTTGTGTATTTATTTCGTCGATTTAGTTCCCATACCATATTTTTCAATAAATTGTAATCTTTCATGTATAATAGACTATCTTCTTCATATCGATAATTTTTCACTACCTTTATTGAACAATTTTTAAATGATATATTTGTTATTATGTTTTCTATTATCTCGATATCTATCGCAAAAGCAAATCTTACTTGTTTCTCTTGAAGACTACATAAACAATCTGATAATACTGTCGGTAACATAGGTCTTTTTCTATCTGGTAAATATATTGTTGATATACGTCTTGAAAACGATTTCCATAATCCTAATAATTCCATCCATAATGTTACATTTGATATGTAGATACTTATTATTGTTCTGTTGTCTATTTTTTTAAATCCTATTGCATCGTCATAATCTTCACAACCTTCACCATCTATTGTAAATATATTCTCTCCTGTACGATCTTCTAAATTGGGGTATTTCACTCGTATCAAATCTATAAATTCCAAATGAGATTTACTTTTTAGAGCGTTTGATGTTGCACGATTAAAACCTTGTATTGAAGCATTTAGGCTTTTACAATATAATTGATATTCATAAAAATTATCCAATTGATCTACATTTCCTATATTTTGTTTTATTTTACCATATGGATGTTTACTATTCCAGTTTGAATACTCAAATGTCACATACTTGTTTACCATTTTTTTTTTAAACCCCATTCTCTTTATTTCATATGGTACCAAAAATACTGGTAATCTACGATCATCTGGTATACATTTGTATAAGTTTTTTCCATTTAGTTTTCCGAATGTCTTGTTTTGATCTAGAACCAATACACCTGGCATACTTTCTACTGAATGAACTGTTGAGTGTAATAATTTCATATTTTTACACTCATCTATAGAAAATACGTCTCCACTAAACAACTTATCCTTTATTGGGTCTACACCTGGATTATCTGAATCATCTAATGATACCGCATTTACAAAACTATATTCGGTATATTCCCTATTTTCTATGTATATTCGATACTGATTTTCCATATTATATATTATGTTTTTTGTTCTATATATTTTTAAAATAATATTTCAATTATTTTTGATAATGATGTATTGGCGATTATCATGATGTATACTATATTTTTATATAAACTTATAACCTAATTCACTTAATTTAAGTATTGTATTTTTAAATGCTATAGTATTATTATTATTTTTTGAATTATAATTATCATATAAACCACGAGTTATTATATTTTTTGATAACCAATCTTTTTGAGATAAATAACATTTTATATTGTTTAATATTCGTATTAAATAAAACCATACATCATCTTGTTTATCGCATGTATTTAAAAATATTTCTTCGTTAAATATCAAATTTTCTGTTTTATGAAAAAAATCTGGTTTATATAAAATACCCCCTTTTCCTGTTAAAAAATTATATAATGATACGTTGTGTGTAAGTCCACGTTTGAGATAATTAAAATCTTTAAACTCTCTGAAAGTTGGTGTAAACCCACTATAACCAATTACACACTTATTATTATTGTAATCATTTATTAAATTTTTTATTAAATTATTGTTATATATCGTATCATCATCAAATGTTATTATTATACAGTCTTCTTTCCATTTATCCTTTAATAATGGTAATAATTTACGATAAGAACCAATATTTTTTACCCAATTTAATTCAATATTTGGAGTATTATTAATTAAATTTAATAAGTTGTTATCTGTTATTTTTTTATCTATAAAACCATCATCTAATATATATGGTTCTTCTGATAAATATATAAAAATTTTATCTGGTGGTATAGTTTGTATTAGTATACTCTTCAAAGTTTCATATAATGGATTTTGATTTTTGTATATACTTGTTATTGAAACATATATGGGTAATTTTACTGGTGATAAATTATTCATTAATTTATATAATAAATATATTTTTTATCAGGTAATATTTTATATAATAAAAATTTTAATTAAATTTTTTATTATATTTATTACACTTTATCATTTAACCCGTTGGACATTTAAAATGTTCCCTAATTTTTCTATTCCAATAAGAGAGAGATAGTTTATCCATATTAAATGACTTATGTTTAAAATCTTTATATATTTGATTTAAATATTGAATTGAAATATCATCATAACTATCAACAAATAAAATGGGTAAATCATGAAAGTAACTCATATGTGGAGATTTTTCAACAATAGGAATAACACCTAAGTACAAGCATTCCCAAGTTCTATGACAATCAACACCATTACCTTTTGGTGATATACAAAATTTATGACTGGATAGATCCTCAATATAATGATCCCAATCTAACTTTTTATTTTTATTAAAGCCTTTCTGTAATAAAATATCCATGATTTTTGAACGATTTGGATTTGTATTTAATGAGAAATTTAGATATAATAAGTTTATCTTTGAATTACTGGAATGTTGTTTAATTGTATGAATATTTGTTCGCTTCCAATAATTATTTTCTAAACCTATTGGAATAGGTAATGTTTTATCAGAAATAATACACATATTCTGACCATACCATTTTATTAATAATGGATGATTTAAAATTTTATTGTGTAAGCCAGCTTCCATATCCCCATAATGAGTTATTAAAACAAATTTAGTATTTAATGATTTCACAATTTTTTCATAAAAATCATCAAGATACTCTATCTTTGTAATAAAGATTAATGGACTGCTAATTTTATTATTTTCCATAGAGTGAATTAAATTATTATTTGATGTAAACGTCTTTATGAATTTATTAAAGTAGTTAATAGGAAAAAATTGTATTGTACTTATGTCTGTTGTAATTGTATCACCACTTATATAATTAGTCATAGTTATAATATATATATTATTTTAATAGGACATTTTAAATGTCCGACGGGTTAAAGGTTTAATAAGAGGGGTAACTTGCTTGAAGTAACATACCACATTGTCCTTTGCCATTATTATACTGTTTTCCTCTGCCCAATTTAATGTAACCACCATCACCCCAAGTACTACTCCATGAATTCTTTACTAAATAATAGTCCTCACCTCCTTCACTTCCGTATCCTACTGCCAATACACCATGATCTAAATTTGTTCCACATGATGAAGTAAATACACCAGATTTATATAGTTGAAAATCCTTCTGGTCTGCTTGAATTGCAATTGATACTGGTTGTTGATACAACGCTGTCATCATCGCATCATCTGAACTTGGTGGTACATCATTAAAATGTTTTATGTCACTTCCCTTAACATTTGTACATTCACTTGATTTACATTCACCTCTATCTTTTGTTGTTCCTGAAAAATAAGAATAATCTTTTTCACTACATAAACCTTTATGGTCAATAATCCATGAAAAAGCATTATCCATCAATCCTCCATTACATCCATGATCTTTTCCACCATTTCCTAACTTATCACAGTCTACTAATTCTTGCTCCGAAAATGAAACCAAATCTTTATTTTCAATATAGTAAATACCCTCGAGCGCACCTGTGGTTGAAAAACTCCAACAAGAACCACATTGTCCTTGATCCTTTACAGGAGTTACTGCACCCTTCTCTACCCAGTTAATGCTGTCTCCATAACTAATGTCTAGTTCCTTTCTTAAATTTGATTCTCTTGATTGTAAAAGTTCACTATTTCTTCTAAATCCCATAAATTCCCCAAATTCATCACTTGACATACCAGAGTACTTATTGTGACCTAATGTGTAAGTCAAGTTTCGACTATTTACATCATTTATATATTCATCATTCAATCTCCAATTTTCAAACATATCATAACGTGTTTCATCCTTATGATATCCATGCTCATGTAACCAATTCTCAAATCTATCAAAAAGATTTGCATTTGCTACCGCTGAAAACAACAAAAAAATAATTCCCGTGAATCTCATTATAATTATACATACGAAATTTTTTTTATATTATTTTATATATTTATTTTCTCTAAATGTTTTATCAGTTTTAAAATTTGGGTTGAATATGACCATTCATTATCATACCATATTGTAAAATTATATTCATATTCACTTATTTTAACTATTAATGGTAAATCAATTATTGTTGGTATCTCTGTTGTAATGAAATCACTACTTACTACATAAGGATCTTCATTTATTATTATTGAATTGTTATTATGGGGACGTAATAATGACAACATCTCATAAATATTTATAGCCATTTCAAAATGTACTGTTACATTTATCATACTTACGTTATTAGTTGGTACTCGTACTGATGTACCAAATACCTTTCCTTCTAATTTTGGCATTATTACTTCGGTTGATATACTAGCACCTGTTTTGTAGGGTATTATATTGTTTATTATACTTCTATGTATTCTTGATTTTATATCTGCATTATCTGTTACATTTTGTGATGATGTCGATGAATGCACCGTTATAAAATTTACTTTATCTACACCTACTGTTTCATCAAATATTTTTAAAAGAGGTACTAATGCGTTTGTTGTTGACGAAGAATTGCTTATTATTCTTTCACCATTATATTTTTCATGGTTTCCGTTAAATATAAATTGGGGGGTTTTATCTTCTGGTGGGGCACACATTATAAAATATGGAACATTATGCATTTGGGCGTTATCTGTTGTCAATACATTTCCTGTCGTATCGATTAAATATTTTATATCATTTGGTGTATATGGATTCCATATTTTTTTACCTTCTAAATCTTTGTTTAATTTATTCATAATACATATTTTTTGTCCCTTTATAAATACTGTATTATTATTTAGGTGATAAATATCTCTTGGTCTTAAACTCATTTTGTGACAACTATCATGAAGCAAGTAGCTAGTTAATGTTTTTATGTCAAAATAAGGATTATTTATTGTGCATACTTTTATATTTGGTATAGTTAATGATTGAAGTAATAATGATTTACCTATTCTTCCAAAACCATTAATACCTATATTAATCATTTAATAAAATATAATAGTATATTTTATTAAGTAGTTTTCTAAATTATTTATTGCGCTCTGTTATTTCTAATTCTATATTTTCGTCATTATTTGTCTCGTCATTTGTCTCGTCATTTGTCTCGTCATTTGTCTCGTCATTTGTCACATCATTTGATATATTTACTTTAAATTTATTGTATTTATCCTTTTTTATATTCTGAATTTGTAAATAATGCATACCTAAATATGGTACTATTGATACTATATTGAAATAGTTTCTATATTTCATAGTTATTAATTTTGTACTATTATTGAATTTTATGCTATAAAACCAATAAGCTGGTACAAATAATGTTTGGCCTTCTTGTAATTCTATATCTATTACTTTAATTCGTCTAAATTCATTCGCAAACTCACTTTGAACTTTCCATGGATTTATACTACTTCTAAATTCGAAATTTACATAATCCATTATTGGGTATAAATTTTGAATATTATCAGGTGCTATCATTTTTATTTTACATGTACCACTTGATACATATATGTAATTTCTATAATTTATCTCATATCTCAAAGGTGTATGACTATTATTTGAACCCATTAATATATCATAAAAACAGTTTGAATGTAAAGGAGGTCTAAAAAATTTATCTTTGTTTTGGATTATTTTTATTAGTCCTGTTTCTTTTATAAAGTTTTCATTTTGTTCTGATATATATTGGCCTTTATCATCATTATTAAATAACTTTTCACTATCTTCATAGTTTAAGGGTAGATGTAATAATTTATCCAATTCTTCTTCTTCTACATCTCTTATTAATATATCATAATCTTTGTATATGTTATTTATTGGTAAATTTTTTATATTCAGATCTAATATATCTCTGCAAATTATTACTGGTTGTTTTAAATCACACATTTCTTCTAATTTTTCTTTTGATGTTTCATTATATTCATATATTTCGGGATCGTTACTTGTTTTTATGTGATAATTTACATGAATATACAAAAACAATACTATTAAAAAAATTATTAACTCTAATAGATATGGCATTAATATATTTTTCATATTTATTTTATTTTCTTTTGACGTATTATTTGCAATTATTAATCGTCATCAGATATTTTTGGAGCTAAATAGAATTGTATGAAATTATTATCACCTTCATCCATCTTATATATTACTTTTACTGGTAAATCATTATGAAATGATATATATATTTCTTTTGATATTTTTTGAAATTGAGTAAACATATGCATATATCGTGAAGCATAAGATTTCTTCATATCTAAATCTTCCTCTACTTCACAATTATCCAAATCGTCTAAAGATATCTCTATCTTCATCTCACCCTCTTCTGTTGATTCTGATTTTAAATATATTTTATCTTCCTTATATATTACATCTATTGTATCTCCAAATCCAGATAGTTGATCTATTATTGATTTAAATGTCTTCGATTGCATAGAAATATTTAATTGATAATCATTATCGGGTATTTCCATCATTTCTTCATCTATATCTATCATCGGTACTTTGAAATATTTATTGAAATTTTCCTTATTTGTTTCATTTGATGTTAAATCTAATTCAAAACTATCATCTTGTCTGTGCATACATATTGTCTGTCCTTGTCCTCGAGCATTTAGTATTTTAAACAATATTCCACTATTTACTCCTATTAAATCATCACTTTCTACATTATATTCATCAAACCAATTTGACATTAAATTTAATTCATATATACTTACATGTGATGGATCCATACCTTGTATGTACATTCTTTCACTACTTATGTGTATATTTATGTTTGTTGTAAACAATTTCAAATACTGAAATACATTTACAAAATTTACACACTTCTGTTCATCAACTAACTTAATCTGCATCTTTATTTTATTAATGTTTAAACCTTAAAATTATTTTCAATTTTAATTATAAATGTTAAAAACTAAATTATTGGATGAATTAATTAATAATATTGATATTGCTCCTCCTACTCAACCTGAATTAATTGATATTGTTCTTGACAGCGGTGCTGTTAATGGAGGATATTTAATCGGTTGTTTATTATATTTGAAAGAACTTGAAAAAAAAGGGTATATCAAAATTAGAAAAATTTCGGGAAGTAGTATTGGTGCTGTTTGTGGATTTACATATATATGTGATACTTTAGAATTATATGATGATATTTATTCTAATAGTAGAAATGATATCATTTGTAATCTAAATTTAAAAAAATGCAGTAAAATGTTAAAAACATTTATTTATAATCAATCTAATGATTTTTATACTAAATTTAATAATCGTCTCTATATTGCTTATTATGATATTAATCAAAAATGTGATATTTGTACTTATAATTATTCATCAAACAAAGATTTGTATTTGAAACTGCGTTATTCTACATTTTTACCACTACTTATTAATGGGAATTTATCTATGAATAATAAGTGTGATTCTTGTATTCCTAAACCTTTTTACGAAGATAATAAAGTTTTATTTATTAACTTAACTACCTATAAAAAGTTGTTTACTGCTATTAATGTCTCTTCTAAGAATTCTATGTATAAAATATTACATGGTATTATTGATATACATCAATTTTATACTACTGGAGATAAAACTGAACTTTGTAGTTATATTAATAACTGGTCATTTTATGACCATATCTTATTCAGATTAAGATTTATTATTACTTTTATTTTAAAGTATACACTTGCATTATTTATTGATTTACAAAAACATTATAATGATAATAATGATAAATATAAATCTATTATTATTAATTATATGGCGAATTTATTTCGAAATTATGTATTATTGGTACAGATATAGTTTCAACACTTTTTATTCAGTTACTGTTTGTGATATATTTTCTTCTTCTGTTACTTTTTCTTCTTCTGTTACTTTTTCTCCTTCTGTTACTTTTTCTCCTTCTGATCCTTCATCATTTATTATTTCTTTCTCTCCTTCATCACTTATTTCTTCTTCCTCAGAATTATGAATTACACTCTTTTCGGATATCTCCATCTCTACATTTTCACCAGTGTTTTCGTCATCAACGAGAGAAGATAATTCTCCATCATCATTATACATTAAACCTGTTGTCGATAACTCTTCACAGTCGAATCTATTTTTAAAGTCTCTTAATTCATTTGTTAATTCATCTATTGTTGATCTTAATTGTATTATTTCATTATCCTTCTCTTCCTTTAACACATTCATCTGTGTTAATATATCACTCACATTTGGTGAACGCTCTGAGATTATATCTTCTATTTCATGACGCAACAATATTAGTTTCTCATCTATATTTCCAGACGATGTATTGAAACTATCTAATTCTATTCCATTAACATTCATTATTTCTTCTAAATTTTTTACTTTTCTATTTAGCATCGCAAATGCTTCTGGAATTGACAGTTCCCTTCGTCTATTATCATTAATATTGTTTGGTGATTGTTCTTGATTTTGTCTTGATACTGGAGTAGGAGGGGGCATTCCTCGTGTTGGAATAGGAGGAGGCGGCGTTCCTCGCACCTGACCTCGTAATTGAGGTACTTGACCCCTTTTAGGTGTATTACCTTGTATTTGAGACATTCGTTGACTAGCACTTAATGGTCTATTCATAGGTTGTGGGGATTGAGTTGTTGGATTTCCATTTATATATGGACTTGTACGTCTATTTTTCGCAGATGCCATCGCTCGACTACTCATTATTTATTAATATGTGTTAATTTTTTAAATATATAAATACGCATTTCATATAAATATTTTATATAATCTAATATTTATATGAACTTTTCTAACTCTGTTGTTAAAGTAAACGACCTTGTATTTGAACAATATATTAGTCAATATGAAATTGATACTATTGTTCATGAAACTGCTACTCAAATTAATTCTGATTATGCGAATATTGTATCTTCTCAGAACCCACTTATTATTATTGGAGTTTTAAATGGATCATTTATGTTTTTATCCGATATCGTTAAAAAAATTAATATTCCATTAGAAGTTCACTTTATCAAAGTTTCTTCTTATAGTGGCACTAAAACTACTGGTAATGTTGTTGATATTATCGGTTTAACCGAAGATATTTCAGGTAAAAATGTTATTATTGTTGAAGATATTATTGATACTGGTTTAACTATCTCTAAACTCTTAGAAACATTTAAGTTACAAAATCCCGAATCTATTGAAGTATGTACATGTTTATATAAAGAAACCAAATGTATTCCTAATTTAGATGTTAAATATATCGGTAAACATATTGATGATAAATTTGTTATTGGTTATGGTCTTGATTATAATAAACAAGGTAGAAATTATAATGCTATATATTCTTTATTACCAAATTAAATATATATTTATAACCTACTTAAAGAAAAAAATTTTGTGGGAAAAGTTCTAGAGATTTTCAAAAATGGACATTTTTATTTTGTCCATTTTCCAAATCTTAAAATAGAATCCAACAAAAAAAATTTCTCAATAACAAAATAATATATTTTTTTTTGAAAATAAGAGCATTCTCTAGCAAAATCACTTTTTTAAGAAAGGCTTGATTTTTTGGACAAAAATTGAAAAAAACGACAAAAGAGAGTTTTTTTCGTGCGACAAATACGAAAAACGACGAAATATTCGTCGCTCTCTCATTTTTGTCCATTTTTGAAAATAAGGGCATAATTTTTCCGAAAAAAAATTTATAATAAAAATATATAAACATTTTTATATATATATACTAATGGATGAACTCATAGAAGAAAATAAAATGTTAAAAAATAAGGTTATCGAGCTTGAAGAACGATTAAAAAAATATACACGTGGTAAAAATCACAAGAAATATTATGAAAAAAATAAAGAAAAGGTTATTGAAACTGGTGCCAATTATTTACAAAAACTAAAAGAAGAAAACCCTGATAAATTAAAGGAATATAGAAGACGCGCATATTTGAAAAGAAAAGAAAAATTACAAAAAGAGAAAGATGAAAATATTTAGGAATAAATAAATATACGGAAAATTTATTTAAAAATATTTAGGAATATATATAATATGTTGAAATACAAAATAGTTTGCACAGAGTGCCCCGATTTCAGTACAAATAATGATAAGGATTATCAAAGACATTGCTTCACTAAAAAACATCAAAATAATTGTTTTGGAACTTGGCCAGAACAAAAAATTTTCGAATGTGAAAAATGTGAATTTATATGTTATAAAAAAAGTAATTATGAAAAACATTTAACTACTAATAAACATAAACTACGATGTGATAATGAATCATCATCCGAAAGAAAAACTTTTAATTGTCTTTGTGGGAAAACTTATAAACACCAAAGTTCGCTATGTAACCATAAAAAGAACTGTAGTATAAAAGAAGAAAAAAAAGAAGAAAAAGAAGAAAAAGATATTTTGATTGAAAGAAGAATAGAGAATTTATTGAAAAATCAAGAAGATATATTACAAATGTTATACGAAATAAAATTAAAATTAAACAGTAATTGAAAGGATTTAGAGATTTTTTCTTCGTATTATATATACGAAAAAAATGTCGCAAAAAATCTCAAGAGAATATAAATGTATAGCTTGTGACTATACTACATGTAAGAAAAGTGATTATACAAAACATTTAAGCACTAGAAAACATAAATTACGAAGTAATACTACCGAAAACTCGCCAATTGTCAAAGATTTTAAATGTGATTGTGGAAAAACTTATAAACACCAAAGTTCATTATGGAATCATAAACAAAAATGTATTATAATAGAACCCCTAAGTGAAGAAGTAAGCATGAAAAATAGTGAAAATGATAAGTTAGCAGAGAAAGATAAAATAATAGAAAGTTTATTAAAAAATCAAGAAGAGATGAAAGATTTAATGACAGAGGCAATAGAGGCGGTTAAGAATCAACCACCACCAACAACAAATATAGTAAATAACTTTAATTTGAATGTGTATTTAAATGAGACATGTAAAGATGCTTTGAATTTAACAGATTTTGTAGATTCAATACAAGTTCAATTAAAGGATTTGGAGAATATGGGAAAATTGGGATATGTTGAAGGAATGTCAAATTTAATAATAACAGAATTAAATAACTTAGAAAAGAATAAAAGACCTATTCATTGTTCGGACATTAAAAGAGAAGTACTTTATATAAAAGATAATGATATCTGGGAGAAGGATAATAGTAAAGTAGAGAGAGCGGTGAAAACTTTGGAGAAAAAGAATTTTAAGCAGATGCCAAAATGGTTACAAGAGAATCCTCAGGCGGCATTAGCTCATTCGGAAAAGAGTACGGAATGGCATAACATAATTCAATGTTCTTTTAGCCAAGAGGAGGATAAGAAGATAAAGAAAGTGTTAAAAAATATAGCTAGGGCAACGCCAGTAAGAGAGACAAATAATACAGATTAATAAAAATATAATTATATATTAATGCGTTCTTTTTTTGCGGTTTTGCTGGCGGGATTATTTAGCGCGGTAAGTAGTAATTATTGTGTATGCACAACTGTACCTTGTCCTGAAGTGGGTATAAATAAATTAACGATGGGTGACGGATATGCGGATATGACATATACATATATTCAGCATGGAGATTATGTGGTAGTATCAGAAGCGAAAGCTACACTGTTACCCGAGTCATTAGGAAAAGGAACAGATACTACAGATTGCACTCGTAAATATTCACGTATGTTAGAAGACGATGGTTACTCAAATTGTGATGCTGGACATATACTAGCAAAACATTTGGGAGGTTATGGAAATGAACCATTAAATATTTTTCCGCAAAATCATTCAATCAATAGTGGTATTTTTGCCCAATTCGAAGGAAAAATATATGATTGTATGCAAGAAGCAAACGAGGGAAGTTTGTCATGGGTATTTACATATATGAATTCCACAAGTACGCAACCGATATCAATAGAATACAGCGCATCATTTGATAAAGGATGTTCTCCATTAAATAAAATGTTTGGTAATTAATTATATAATAATTGAATAACAATTATATAATTATTTTCTATTTTTTTATAGTATTTTTAATTGTACGACAATATGTTCTTTTTTTACCATGAACAACTTTACATGTTTTATATTTACGACATCTGTTAGGGTTTTTAATGGATTTACCTTTACAAATACTAGTAGTTTTGAATACAAATTTCATGGGAATACCAAAGTCCATAGCATATTCGATTCTTCCGTCTGTGTCTTTACCCATATCATGTTGCATTTTTTCATTAAAATAACCTTTATAAAATTTGAGTACAATTTTTTCAAGTGCTTTTTTTTGTGCTGGTTTGTTATTATTATTATATGCGTTTTGTAGTTCTTTGACAAGTGTTTTTTCAGTATCAGTATTATTTCGTGAATTTTCAAATCTAAAACCAAGATTATAATAATATGGAATAACTTCTTTAATAGCGTCTAATCTAACGTCTTTGACCTTAATTTGCTTACCATATTTAAGAACAGCTTCAATAATATTTTTACCAGCTAACTTAGTAATATTTTTATTTTTACGAGTAGCCATACGATGTGTTTTAGCATTACAAATTAAACTAATATGTAAATGTTTTCCGTCATAATTATCATGATATACTGCTGCGAACCCCCTGATTTGTTCCCTAAATGTATTAACAAATAAATAATCAGCACTTTCTAAACTTTCAACTAGAAAGTCTTTTTTTATTTTTGACAAACAATATGATCTAGTACCTGACGAGATAATTTTTTTAGAAAATTCTTGAAACATGGTTTTATCATTATTTTTATGAATGAATTGAATTTTAGACATATATATATAATCATAAAAAACTAATATAGCAAATTTCTAATGATATATTATTGTAAATAGTTTAAAGACAATACTATATTGTATAATAAGTATGAGTTACAGTTCAGCTCCTGCACAAAGCGCAAGTCAAGGTGACAATTTCCTAGGTCAAGTAAAGTGGTTTAACGCTAAGGCTGGTTTCGGTTACATTACGGTAATGGAGGGTGATAGAAAGGGTGAGGATGTTTTTGTTCATCATTCGGCGATTAACGTTGCTGATCGTATGTACAAGTACCTTGTTCAAGGTGAGTATGTTGGTTTCCAGATTGGAAAGTCTCAGTCTGATAAGCATGAGTATCAGGTAGAGACAGTAGGTGGTTTGGGCGAGGGTGGTAAGTTGATGTGTGAGACTCGTCTTGCAAATCAGAGAGCTCGTCCTCGCCCCCCTGCTTCAGCATCTTCAGCATCTGGACAACAACCAGCTCGTGGTGGAGCAGGTCGTGGTCGCGCTCGTCGTGCTGGTCCTCGTCGTCAAGGAGGAGGACAAAAGCCAGCAGCTACCCAAGAGGTAACTGTAGACGAGGGAGAGGAGTAAACACACATATACTTCATAAATAAATTCATAAATAATAATATTTTTATTATATATGAATAAAAAAACTAGAAAACTTAGAAGCCGTCAACGTGGTGGATATATTGTATCTCCAACTAACCCTTATTTTATGGCTATTGCCGCTTTAATAGGTGGATTATATGTTATGGGTCAGGTTCAAAGTTCAAAAACTGATGCACAACCAAAAGCAGCACCTTCGCAACCTCAAGGTCAAAGTGGTGGAAGAAAGTTTAGAAGAACACGAAAGAAAAGGACACTTAAAAGAAGACAATAAGTTTTAATTAATATTATTAATATATATATTAATGAAAACACGAAAAAGAAGAATTAAAAGAATAAAGTTAAAAACAAAAAGATATTTACAAAAATTTAAAGATAAGATAACTATAAAGCGTATGAAAGGTTCTGGAGAAAAGGAAAATAAAAAAACTTTAAAAAATAAAGCGAATGCTACAGTTATGAAATATATTAAAAGCTTTAGAACAGAAGGTGCTGAAGTATTAAAAAAAATGAGGGAAAAAACACTTCAGAATATTTTGGAGGCATCACGTGATAGTTATTATAATGATGATCCATTAATTACTGATAATGAATATGATATAATTAAAGAGTATATGGAAGTTAAATATCCAAAAAATATTGAATCAACTGTAATAGGTGCTGATGTAAAGGTAGATAAAGTAAAATTACCTTATTTTATGGGTTCTATGGATAAAATAAAACCAGATACAAATGCCATAGATAATTGGAAAAAAGATTATTCGGGACCATATGTATTATCTACAAAATTAGACGGTGTAAGTGGTTTATATTCAACAGAGAATGATGAAGCAAAATTATATACTAGAGGGAATGGAAAGGTTGGACAAGACGTATCAAAATTTATAGGTAAGCTTAATATGCCAGAACCAAGTAAGATAGCATCTAATATTGTTGTAAGAGGAGAGTTTATAATTCGGAAAGATATATTTAAGGTATATTACGGTGCTGACTTTGCTAATTCACGTAATTTTGTTTCGGGTGTAATAAATTCAAAATCTCCTTCTGCCGAAAAGTTAAATCATGTTGATTTTGTAGCATATGAACTAATAAAACCAGTATTAAAACCTAGTGATCAATATAAATTTATGTCTGAACAAGGTTTTATAGTTGCCAAAAACGAATTACATCCAAACGTATCAAATGAAATATTATCTGATATATTAGTTAGTTGGCGTAATGATTCAGAATATGAAATGGATGGTATAATATGTTGTGACGATAATATTTATCCTCGTATAGATGGTAATCCTGATTTTGCTTTTGCGTTTAAAATGGTATTGGGCGATCAAATAGCAGAAGCCAAGGTACTTGCTGTAGAATGGTCTCCAAGTAAAGATGGTCTTCTAAAACCTAGAATAAGAATAGAACCAATTAATTTGGGTGGTACTAAAATAGAATACGCTACAGCGTTTAATGCTGCTTTTGTAATGAAAAACAAATTAGGAGTAGGAGCAAAAATAAAAATTATTAGAAGTGGTGATGTAATTCCATATATAATGGATGTACTTGAACCAGCTGAACATATAATGATGCCATCTGAAGAATATGAGTGGTATGGTGATACAGAGACAGATATTGTATTGAAAAATAAAGGAGACAGTAAAGAAGTCAAGATAAAAAATATTGAATTCTTTTTTGATAAGTTAGATGTTGATGGATTAGGGGAGGGTAATATTAAACGTATATTAGACGCAGGTTATGATACAGTACCCAAAATAATTAATATGTCATTAGATGATTTTAAAGGTGTGTTTGATACTAAAGGCGGAAAGCTTGCTCCAAAGATTCATGCTAATATTCATAAAAAATTAGATGAGGTAGAATTAGTGGATTTAATGGCTGCTTCTAATCTCTTTGGGCATGGTATGGGTAGTAAGAGAATGTTAGTTATTTTGGAAGATTATCCAGATGTATTAACTAGTAATGAAACAGATAATGAAAAAGTAGAAAAAATGATTAAGATTAAAGGTGTCGCACGTAAGACGGCTGAATTATTTGTTAGTAACATAAATGAATTTCTTACATTTTTAGATGAGATTAACATGAAGAAGAAGCTAGAGATTGTAGAAAAAAAATCGGATGTAAATACAGGTCATGTATTATACAAAAAGAGTATAGTAATGTCTGGATTTAGGGATGATGAGTTAAATAAAAAATTAAATAAAGTAGGTGCTAATTTAACATCTGCTGTTTCTAAAAATACGTTTGCGGTAATAGTGAAAGATCTTACGAAAATAACAGGTAAGGTTGAAAAAGCCAAAGAAAAGGGCGTAAAAATATTTGATAAGGAGGGTTTTATAAATGAATATTTTTAATATCTAATATAATATTTTATAAGTATATTATATTATGGTGAAATACACACTAAAAAATAGGCGTAAGAAAACCATGAAACGAAAAACTACTAGACGAAAAGTCGCAGGTACAGGAATCGGGACAAAGATCTATAGAGGATTACATCAAGCAACACTAAGAAAACCTTCGTGGGGGGAACAGAATGAAATTGATGCTAAAGAGCGTGAATTGAAAAGAGTTGCAAGAGAAGAAAAACGCAAAAGGGATACCGAGCTTTTAGATAAAATAAGAAAGAGTGATGATTATACTGAGATGGACGATATAAAGGATTTGAAGAAAGGGGAGACTTATGTTGAATTCCAGGGTGCTGATGCAAAACCGAACTTATTCAAACTTGGAACATTTCAAGGACTCGAATATGAAGGATATCTGGGTCCTTTAAAGGGAGCCCCGATTAACGTTAAATTTGATAACAAAAAATTAACAGGTTTGTTTCGTCAAGGTGCTGAGATGTGGATATCGAATAACACTAGTTTAAAAGGTCTAGTATTTAAAGTAAATGTATCTGGAGTAATGGAGCCAAAGGTAGGAAAAGATATAGCTGACAGAATTGCGTCCTTTGGTGGTAAAAAAAAGAAAACAAGAAAGACAAGAAAGACAAGAAAAACAAAAAAGTCAAGAAAATCAAGAAAATCAAGAAAATAATAATATTTTAGATATATTATATATATGACAGATAGAGAAAGAATACTTTATTTCATTTTTGGTTGTATTGTGCTAAGATTAGTTTTAGCATATTTACCATTATATTTGTCTAAAAAATGGTTACCTAAATTAGGAGTTTTGACATTTATTATAGGTATATCTTTTTTGTATTTGTATTTTACAAATGGAAGAATGAATGCTCCAGAAGGTGGAGGAGTAACATGGTGGGCTAATTATAGATTATTACATGGGTTTTTATATATAACTGCGTCTATTTATTTGTTTCAATCGAAGAAGGTTGCGTGGATACCTTTGATGATAGATGTTTTATTTGGTTTAATCATGTTTATAAAGAATAAATTGTAAGTAATAATTAATATATATTTTATTGTTATAATATATATTATTTAATGCGAATATCAAGAAAAAATAAAGGTATTAAAAGAAAATTAAAAAGAACTAAAAAGAGAGGTGGGGTAGTGGCTGATAAAAAAAAACACGAAAAGACCCAAAAAGTATTTAACCCTATTAAATTAGCTCCTTTGAATTTGCTAGAGGCGGAGAAAGTAAGAACTCAAATGAATAGAGACTATAATGATAAAAAATTCTTAGAAAAACAAGAAGAAAGAAATAAGGCAGCTATTAAAAGTAATATAGATAATGGAACTTATACTCCTCCTGTGATAGAAGGTGAAGAAATTGACCAAAGTCCAAATGATGTGAAGGACGCAATGGATAGAATGGATGATGAAGAAGCATATAATAGTGCTGAATATGATGGTGCAACTTGGGGTGGAAAGACAAGGAAGAAAAAAAAAGAGTTTCTTTATAATCCAAATGATCCATCTAAGAGTTTTGATGTTTATATTAATAAGAATCCGAGTGATACTATACCAATTAAATATACAACTGTAAAAGATGTTAGGGAAACAATTAGTAAGTTAGAGAGATTGTATAAAAATAAGAAGTATCCTCATAAAAGAATATGGCAAGTAGCTATGATAATGAAAGTGAGACTTGAAGCAATGAAGAAACATAAAAAAACTAGATATCCTAATGCAAAAAATGTTACATCTAGATATAATTTGGCCAATAAGTATTTTAAAAAGCTGGGTAAAAGGTCGAAAGAGTTGGCGAAAAAAAGAAGGACAAGAAAAAAGAAGGGTGGAATTAAATCAAATGATAGTAATAAAATAGATGAACAAATTAAAATGTATTCTCTTGGTGGAATTAAAAAAATAAGACTTATAGTTGGAACGTCTGGTATAAAGAAGGTAGAAGATATAGTGAGAAGTAAAGGTTCTGAAATAAGTGATATAATAATGGACTCACTAAAAAACAACAAAAAAAATATACAAGAAAAATTCGGGGGTTTGATAATAGAATTATTGGCATTTTTAACAAGTAATAGTCAAAGTGGAGGTAAATATGCTTATCCCAATAATAATTATTATGATGTAGGTGTAGATGGTAATAATCAATACTCAAGAATAAATAATCATAATGGTGTAGTTAGACAAGTTGTAACGTGGGATGAATTAAATCAGGAGGATTTAGATAACATAGAACGAGTAGGAGCAAATCCTGAAACTATAAATAATTTAATGAGAATGGGAATGACGGTAGAACAGTTACGTCAAGCAATAAGAAATATAGACCGAAGTATAATTGAACAAGTCAGAAATAGAAATGAAGAAGTAAATGAAAATAGAAATGAAGAAGTAAATGAAAATAGAAATGAAGAAGCAAATGTAAATATAAATCATAAGTTGGGTTTGACGGTGTGTATAATATTTTATTTGACAACAATTATAATTAATAGATTAAATGAAGTGAATGTATCAAATGACGTATCAGTAACATATAAAGAAATACTCCTTCATATAGTATTGTTGTGTAATTCTTTAATTGCATTACTCAACTATGATAATAATGAGTAGTTTTTTTATGTAATGGTGGTGTAATATCGAATTATATACTGGTTTTACAATATAGAATACTTTATAAAAAAATTGATTTAAATAATATAAATGTATCTTATTATTAATTATAAGTAGTATGTCAGAAGTAAAACAAACAAAAGAACAACGCAAAGAAGAGCATAAAAATATGATGACAGAAGTGAATAATGAAACAACAGAAGATGTTATCAACGATAATTATAAATTGTTTATGGGGGATTGTATTGAGAAGATGTCATTAATCGAAGATGATAGCGTAGATTTGGTATTATGTGATTTACCATATGGTACGACAAAATGTAAGTGGGATACAATAATAGACATAAATAAGTTATGGGAGCATTATAAACGAATAGTGAGGAAGCCACATGGTGTAGTATTGTTATTTGGGCAGCAGCCATTTACAAGTATATTAATTTCGTCGAATTATGAATGGTATAAATATAATTTAATATGGAAGAAAAATAAAACGACGCAGTTCTTACTAGCGAATTATAGACCGATGAAATGTACAGAAGATATTTGTGTATTTTCAAGTGGAGGTGCGGCAGCAGCGTCAAGACATAAAGGGAATATGACATATAATCCACAAGGATTACAGCCAGTAAATATAAAAAAGAAGAATAGTAAGGAACGTATAGGTAAGATGTTAAATCAGACACATCATTTAGGTCCAAATAATAAATTAACAAGTGATAGTGAATATACACAAAAGTTTACAAATTATCCAAATGAATTAATAGAGTTTGACGTAGAATTTGATACAATACATGAAACACAGAAGCCAGTCAAGTTGATAGAATATTTAATATTGACCTATTCAAATGAAGGAGAAACAGTATTAGATAACACGATGGGATCTGGTACAACGGGAATAGGATGTATGAATACAAAGAGGAAATTTATTGGTATAGAATTAGAGGAGAAGTATTATAAGTTATCTAAGTATCGTATAAATAAATGTTTGGTGTAAATATATGTATGTTGAAAATATTTTTTACACCTTTGAACATTTAAAACGCTGTGTTTTCTTTTAGAAATTTATTTATTTTAAAAAATTAAATTTGTCAAAATCTATTTTATAAATAGTATAAATTTTATCTTTTTGAATATCTGTGAAATTATTATTGGAATGGTCATTAAATTTTACATTTAATTTTAATATATCATTTAAACTTTCCATTTCATCATATTTAATAATATTTACTTTGTAATCTTCATTATTATTTATATAATAATATTGAGGTAATACAAAGTATTTTATTTCACTTATATTTGACGTCATATTACGAGAATTAAAATTAATATTATTGGTTTCAATACCATTATGTTCGTATTTATCTAAATTTAATTCTACTAATTTATCTAAAAATATATCGAATGTTTTATATGCTTTAAACCAATTTTTATATAAACTTAATACTCTGTCGTATGGATTTCTTATTATAGTAAATATAAATTGATTTTCTATATTTTTTTCTATAAATTCATATTTTATCATTTCATTTAGTGTTAAATGTTGTAAAGTTAAATAATTATAATCTTTAACTTTATATAAACCAAATAAATTTTCTTTATTTGGTTCTGGCCATTTTTTTTTACAATTATATTTGTCACATAATTTATCTTCAATATATGAACCAGCGGTTCTAGGTATATGAATAAAAACAATTTTACCTTTATCAAATTTCATATATATATACAATATATATATATAAAATACTTGGTTTAAACACGCATTTTAAATATTAAAAGGGATAATATACGTATGGTTGAAATAAGTGAATAAAAAATGTTATTAATTTAATTAATTAAGTTACAAGGTGTTTTTTACTTTTTCAATTAAGTTAAGGGCTTCTGTATTATGCTTCGCTAAATAGGCGACGCAATTGAGTAGGCTTTGTGGATTATCTCCGAGAACACCGATGGAACGATTGCATGGGTCACAAAGCCAACCACGAAATGAATTTTTATTGTGGTCATGGTCAAAAACGATATCTTTAGTAGAGCCACATAGCTCACATTTTGTGTCTTTGGGTGCTTTGTGTGAAATGCCAAGTGATTTAGCATGTTTGACTGCTTGACCTTTACCTTTAGACGCCTTTTTAGTACAGTCTTTGCATTCGGGACGTCTGAGGCGAATTTTGTTTTTATCAAAACCATGACTACCAGATGTATTTGTGTTGTATTCAGTAAGTTTTTTTTCTGCATGACATTTCGAGCATTTTTTAGTTTGTGAAAATGCCCAAAAGAATTCTTCTTCTGGACTTTTGTAGAAGCTGTCTCCAGTTAGTACACCGCGCTGGTAGTGACCGTATTCTTTTTCTGTGAATTCAGGGTATTTGATTGGATGGTCAACATCGATATCTGGAGTATTTTTATCGAAATAATATGGTGCAGGTTCTTGAACAAGGTTATTAATAGGAGTTAGGATGTGGTTTGGCATAGGATAATAAGTTAGTTCTTGGATGATATGGTTTCTTTCTTGTTGTTGGACAACCTCAACAACAAGATTGTTAAGGACAGATCGGACAACAGGAATATTAGTGATTTTATTCATTATAGATGATAAGTACTTAATTACTTTGTTTAAATATTATAAAGTAATTAAATGAAATCAATTTTTTTTAAATAAGCTAAGTATGGTTGTCAACACCACATACAAATTTTATATTTATTAGTACAATCTAAACAAACATTAGGTGCTAAATATAAATAACCAAAAGGATTTGATATGTGATCAGGGTTAGTATAACCGTGTACTTTTTTTAGTTTACATACTCTGCATTTATATCTAGACGGACTCATCATAGTTTCATTTTCATGTATTTTATGTTCATCACATGTATTCATATATATATTATTAATTTATGAAAATTTTTAAAAAATAACGGATAGCGTTGTCAGATGGAAGATATAAAATATCGTACAATTAGAATATAAAATATCGTACAATTAGAATATAAAATATCGTACAATTAGAAGTGAAATAAGTGATAGAATAATGGTGGGTTTTTTAGTGGCGTGGTAATAGCGTGGTAATAGCGTGGTAATAGCGAGGGAATAGCGAGGGAATAGCGGGGGAATAGCGAGGGAATAGCGTGGGAATAGCGGGGGAATAGCGAGGGAATAGCGGGGGAATAGCGTGGTAATAGCGTGGTAATAGCGTGGGATGGTTCAAACCATAGTGATATTTTCATAACCCATTTCTCGTTATGTTACCGATTTCCCGATAGCCGTTAAATTACTGTTTAAGGCGTATATTCAACGTAATTATTCGAATACTGATCTGGTATAGTTCCGTTGGGGGCTAGATGACAGGGTATGAAGAAAGATAGCAGAGTATATCAATTCTCAATTAGGACCATGTGGAAGAAAAAGGGTTAATTTATAAGTAGAATTTAGCTGATATATTAATAACAAGGTTGAACTTTATTACGTGTCCATTCAAAACTAATAAAATTAAGAAATATTTGACAATACTTGGATCTTTTATTTTTATTGTAGTAATGAATACCATTTGTGTAAATAATATCTCTATACTCTTCATTAACGTAACACTGAGAACAAACTAAGAAATCTTTATAGTCACCAAATTTATGATTAATGCATACATGATTCCGACATATATCACATCTATATAATGAATTATATATACATCCTTTAATATAGCAATAATTTTCAGGAACAATAGATTTGATTGGTTTTGAATAACAAATCGCACTTTTTCTTTGTGGAGTAACAGGTGTTCTCATGTGTGTATTTTTTTTAGTATAATAAAAAGAGAGTATTAAAATCAATTTTTTTATTATATTCTGTCGTGTAATAGTGTGATTAGCGAGGGAGCTGAGGTAAATTTGTATAGATTAGGGTGTGATTAGGGTGGGATTAGCGTGTGATTAGGGTGTGATTAGCGTGTAAGTTTCATAACCCATTTCTCGTTATGTTACCCATTTCCTGATAGCCGTTAAATGGTATTCAACGGAACTATGTGGGTTGTATAAATTCAAATACTGTTGTGAATAGTTCCGTTGGGGGCTAGATGACAGGGTATGATGAAAGATTACAGGGTATATGTGTTGTTTCCCGTGACAGATTAATGAGTTATTCGGTGATTCTCTGTTTCTCTCTTTCTCTCTTTCTCTCTTGAACGGTGAAAAAAGTGTATAAATATAGGGTAGAGTGAATAGTAGTATCTATATGAAGTGTGCCGTAAGAGGGGGGTGAATATGGATTGATGAGAGAAAAGCGTGGGATAAAGTGTTGTATAATTAATTGTAACAAAAAAAATTGAAATATATTTAAATAGTAGTATTTATAGATAGAAGATGAGTGGAATAGTAGAAGGGGTTCTTATGGCGGTTGGTTTCTTTGTTTTTATGATATATATAGGAAGGGGAATTCGGAGAAATGCGGGTGATTGGGATGAGTAAAATGTATATATGGTAGTATGGTAGTATATTAGATATATTTTTAATAGCGAATTCTGGTTATGTTACCGATTTCTAGATAGCCGTTAAATTACTGTTTAAGGCGTATATTCAACGTAATTATTCAAATACTGATTTGGTATAGTTCCGTTGGAAGCTAGATGACAGGGTACAACAAAAAAAGGGTTAATTAGGGTTAAATTATAAGTACAATTTAGCTGATATTTTATTAAACTCTTCCGGTCCTATGTTGGGACAGATATTTATCTCCTGGAAGCTACAACGACATAACGGACAACTTCGAGATTTTTTAGCAAATTTAACCGTGCATTCTCCGCAAAAGGTATGCTTACATGGTAGGCCAATGTTGGGCATCCTATCGTAGCAAATACTGCACTCGGTATCTACCGTGTAATTCTCCTGAAAGTCACTCACCATTTTCAGGGATAATGACCTGGGTCTTGCCTGTTGTTCAGACATAGCGTTCCTCATCTCTCGTTCCGCACGTCTAGCCCATGATATTATCTGGTTAAACGAATGTGCGGCAATCTCGGAACTAGGGTCTGGTAGTCCCCGGCTAAGTATATCTCGCCCTTCTGCCCTCCGTCTCGCTGCTTCCGCTTCTCGAGCGGCGCGAAATCGCTGTCTTGCTGCTTCCGCTCTCTCTGCTTCTTCTCTCTGGTGTCTAGCCCAGCGAATTCCATTTGGACTGTTTTCAAATTGACGGCGGAGGTGTTCTTTAACTCGTTCTTCTTCTGCCTGTGTATAATCGCTTCCTCCTGAATTACGAAGGCGTGCGACAAGGCAAGTACGTCTGGTGTGGCCCATCACGCCACATACTCCACAACTTGCGGGGGTTCGCATGTAATCTGACATTTTAAAATGTGAAATTAATCATAAACTTGTTGGACACTTAAAGACACGAACCAAATCATTTTTTTCTAGATAAGTATTTGAAGAATCGACAGGGTCGGGGGGTGAATAGCGGGGGAATCACGAGGGAATTACGGGGGAATTACGGGGGATTTTTATCACCCATTTCCCGTTATGTTACCCATTTCCCGATAGCCGAGGAATCAGTAATTGACAGGGAAAGTTACGTTGAATTGGCGAGGGACTGGCGGGGAATAGTTCCGTTGGGGCTAGGTGCGACTGTGTCATATAAAAAACATGTAGGGTGATACACTATATAATAGTATTATTACCATTGCTATATTCCCGAAAGTCTTTCGTGTTTTCTCTCGTTCTCTCTTGGGTGGAATAAAAAGTGTCTAATGATAGTAAAGTAGTAGTGTGTGATATATGTAATGGATCCACATATGTCACAAATTCTACAACATATAGACAGTGTTTGTCTTAGGGGTATAAATAATAATGAATTGTTTCAACGATAGTTTATCTTATTCACATGTTTAATAATTATATAAAGATATTACAGTAGTATAAAATATACCACACATGTCTCATCTAAAAATAAGTCGTATAAACGAAACAGAAAAATTATGTGAAATAGTAAAACAATACATATGGGATGACGATATAGATATATATAGTAACTTAAATACACATAAAAAAGGGTATTTATTAAATATAAATCATAATTCAAACGATAAACAATTTGATTTACTAGAAAAATATATATATGATCAAGCATCTTATAAATTATATGAATTAGGTAAAACAATTAATGAAAATATATCAATTGAATTTTGGATAAAAAATAACGTTTCATACGTAAATGAGAATAAAAAAACAAATGATGGTGTATTTCATATAGATAAGGATGAAAAAACATATTCAAAACATGGAATTTTAATAACCCCGATATTAAGTAATATAACATATTTAAATGATTGTGATATACCATTAGTTTATACTGACATTCCACCAAATCCATATGAGGATTATGTAAATAGTATTAATAAAAAAGAACATATATGGCAGTTAGCATTTCCCAAAAAATACACGAGTATATCTTTTACAAATATGACATATCACGCTTCATTAGACATTTTAGAAAAATGTAACATAAATGATAACGTGATTCGTAGATATATAATAGTTTACAACATATTTGAAAATCATATCCCAGTAGGAATAGGGTATTATAATACAAAATATAAGAAGGAATATAGCAAACAGGATGTGATATTTACAAATACAGAAATAAGTTATGATGTAAATGAATATGTAATTTATAACCCACCTGAAAGAATTGAAAGTATAAAAAATATATTACAAGAAAGATTTATGTTTGATAAAGATTATGTAGATAATGAATTAAAAAATGAAGTAAGAAAACATGTTGTGAACCTAAAGATTAATTATGATAACACAAATCAAGAAGTAAAGGAATATGACAGTATGTTAAGCAGAAATTTATTAAATTTATGTATAAGAGAAGCAAATATAAATTTAGAAAATGGTATATATGATTATACTAATTATGACAGGTGGGAAAAAAACATTATAAATGACGGAAGTATAATTTATGTAAAAAATATAGAACGGGATAGTATTTTGTATAGAAGATTATGTAATGAGATACAAGAAAAAATAAATATTCCAACAGAAGGTATTAAATTGATGTACCATATGATGGGGGATGGTTGTAATGTAGGTCTTCATGATGATGGACATGTAGATTATGCATTAACAATATATTTAAATGATAAATGGAATAAAAAAGATGGTGGAATATTTTACTATTATTTAAATGATAAAGAGTATGAAGTAGTACCATGTAAAAACAAAGGAGTATTTATAAAAAATACAGAACATAGAGTATCAGAAATAAAAAATAATAAAATTCGGGTTAGTATACAAGGTTTTTATTATGAAGATATATGTTATAAAAATAAAAAAATAAATGTTATAATAAATTAATGGATGTGTTTACTTGTAAATATGCGTTAGAAAACGATACAAGTTTTACAAATAACATAGAAAGTTTTAGAGATTTTGTAACAATAGCTAGTCAATTAGGATTAGATAAATATAATAATTATTATGTATTAAAAAATGAAAAATGTGGTAGTAATGTATTAACTCCAATATTAAATTGTATAGAGGTTGCATTAGAAAAAGATGAAAAAAATATTGATGATTATTTATTATTATTTTCATGTAATAATATAGAAAATGTAATATCACGACGTGGTACATGTAGTAATATGTCATTTGCATTTAAAAATACAAATACGGGTGAAGAAGATAAAATATTATATGATATAAATGCGGTAATGTGTGTTAGTGATATAGACAATTTTGTTTTAATAGGAGTAGACGAAAATTACTGCCTTACAAAAGTAGAATTAAACGAAATAAAAAACATAGATAGTATATATTTAAGTGTTCCATTAAAAAATACGATAACATTTTTTAAAGGTTTAAATGGAGAATATGATTTTAGTGATAGAAAAATTCAAGTAAATTCAAGTACAGAGTTATACGCAGAAAAGGAGTTTGTAACAGAAGAAGAATTCGATAATATAGATACAAACGATGTTGAATATTATGAATATGAGAAAGAAACAATAAATATAGTGTTGGAAATAATTATGATAAGTAAGGAGAGACTGAAAGGATATGAATTAGAAAGATTATCAATAAATAATATTTTAAACAATAAAATAGTAAAGAATAAATTAGAAAATTCGAACACATATAGAAAGTATAAAGAAGAAGGGTGCAATATGTGTATAGAAAATGAAGATATAAAAATGAAAAGCTTTGAAAAAAGAGATCCATCAGAAATAAGTATTTCAAACGATGAAGAAATATCAAATATAATGAAAAAATATGATTATACATATGAAAAACTCATAAATGAAATATTTATTCCAATTTGGAAAAAAAGAAAAACAGAGTGTCTTTTTGGTAATGAAACGACTAAAAAAATAATGCGTGAAATAACAGATATAATAAAAAAGAGAGATTTAATAACAATTAAATTAATAAGATAATAAGATAATAAGATAATAAGATAATAAGATAATTAATATAAAAATATGTCATAATATTTAAATATAAGGATGATATTTAAAGAATGGAATGTAGATATAGATGGTGTAGATATCGATAATGTAATTGATATGATAGAAGCGAACAGTAATAATGGGTTATTAAATGCGTTTAGATTAAGAAATGAAAAATCTGAAAATTTTTTTGACGAGTTAATAGGTAATATAGTAGCATATCATTTGCATAGAGTGGGTATGAGAATAAAAAAATTTAGTTATTCTGATAGTTATGATTATAGTGAAAAATCAAGTATAATAGAGAAAGAAAAAATATATGTAGAATATTGGTTTAAATCTGAAAATAATACGTATTATCATATTGATTATGATGAATATGAAAGAACCACAACCAAAAAAGAAGTAAATAAACCTATGTTTACGGGTATATTATATTTTACAAAATCCAAAACGCCAACATTAATTTATGATAAAGGTACAAGAGATATAGGAATAATCTTTCCAGATAGAATGAAACATATATTATTCAACGGTGGTGAATTATTGCATGGTAGTTCGTCTGAAATATACAAAAATAACGATAGACGTGTAATACTAGCTTTTGCAGCATACAATAATGATGTAGAATATACTCCATATCTAGATATAAATAGTATATATCAATCATATTTCATGAAGAAAAAAGAAAATGTGCGAAAAATAAATAATGATTTCCAATTAAATATAATACCTAGTGAGATTACAGTAAGAGAATTTCCAAATCAGGATGAATACTATACAAATTTTCATAAAAAAATGATAGGAAATGAATGTTGTGAACAAGAGTATATGAATATAAGAGAAGAGATAACAAGTAAAGGTTCTTATATATTAAAATACGCTAACTATAGTCCTAATCATTTTTTATATAGAATAAATGAAAATGAAGAAGATAAAGAAGAAGAGAAAGAAGAAGAGAAAGAAGAAGATAAAGAAGAAGATAAAGAAGAAGATAAAGAGCTAATAATAGATGAAAAATCGATATTAAATACAAAACTATCAAATGTTTTTTTAGAAAGGAAAATAATAGATGTAACAACGTGTAATTGGCTGTTATCTGAAGTAAAAAAAACAGTAAAAAGAAATGGTGGATGGAATAATAAAAGACATGAAAGATATCCTACATATGATATTGATATAGATAAATTAGACACCTCTGTAAGAGATTATATATTATTAACATATAGAGATAAATTAAATGACCTAATGTACTCATTATTTAATATAAACAGCGAGGAATATGGAACAAATATAGCTGAAGTGTTTATATTACGATATAGTTTAGATACCCAGACAAAATTAGATTATCATAGTGATAGTTCTGATATGAGTATAATAATATCTTTAAATAATGAAGGAAGTTTTGACGGTGGTGGAACAGAGTTTATAAATGGATTAATAATGAAGCCACAACAAGGAGATTGTATTATTTTTTGTTCGAAAAATAAACATAGAGGTATAGAAATAACATATGGTGAACGAATATTAATGGTATTTTTTATAAAATTAGAAAAAAAAACGTAGTATAAATAAAAATAAAAATTTCAATCATGATAAAGAGAGTATTTTATATTATATAACTATTTATAATATAAAATAACATGTTGCGAAGACTCTTTGCGATGTGCAGATGAGATACGCTTACAAGCTCGTCTGCGTGCTAGTTGATGAGGGATCCCATCCAGATGCGCAACTTTTATACCATATTTTTTCGTATTTGTTTTTGCTTTTCACCTTTGCTTTAATTTATTGGTGAGATTTTTCATTAAATCTGCAGTCATATTTTTATCAGAGGATGTTTCAAAAAAACAAACTTGAATAAGCCGACAATCATTTGGGTTACTACCAAAGTATTTAGCGGATTCATGAAAATATTCTGCACTATATATAACACATCTATTATAAACATTACCAAGAATGGTATGCTTATCCCAAGCGGTCTTATCTGAAGTTTTGGACGTTTGAATTAAGTGATTTTTATTAATAGAATAATTACTAACATTATGATAACGTTTAATCTCAGCAGATTTTATTACATCAGTTAAATTTACGTGTGAATTACCGTCGTCTTTGTATGAGTATAAAATAGTACCTGCTTCGATGGATGCGTCTGGTGTTAAGTAAATAACCGCCGCCCATGACTTAATACCAAGTTTATTAAAAACATTTAAATCGCGAAAACCTGTATCTGTATGTATCCAAGATACATCAGTAGAGACATTTTGTTGAAAATGAAAACAATCACCGCTGGGGTATATAGTAGTACCCATAACATATTCAAGTTTTTTTTTAGTTATGATACTTTGTTCTTCAATTATAGTAGATGTTCTATAGCCAGGGTGATGATTGTTATAATTCTTAGGTAATAATAAAGCATTATGGCGAATTTCATCGGGATTTTCAAAAAAATCATTAATTATAAGAAAAGACATAATAATATAATAAACAAATAATATTTATATTATTAAAAAATATATATATTAGCATCATTAGTAGTACTATCATTAAGATCAACATTATTAATACGGTTAGAATCATTTACAATACTACCATCACTACCTTTTGTGCCTTTATCTCCTTTAGCTCCCGTAGCTCCCTTAGCTCCCTTAGCTCCCTTAGCTCCTTTACTTCCACCACCTCCGTTTTGCGATTGGCCGCCTCCACAATTATCACCCCAACCACCTTTATGTCGAGGTGATGCAGCATTACCTCTTGAGCCTTTAGCTCCTTTATCTCCTTTAGATCCTCGATATCCTTTAATACCATCCCCTCCAGTTGCACCCTTTGTTAGTTTAAATAATTTACCTGATACAGTAAGTTGAACATCACCGATATTATTTGATAAACTAACAGTATCACCTGGTTGATATGACTCAGAATCAACTAAATTAAATGTTATTCCATTTCCACCATCTCCTGAATCTCCACCTATTCCTCCATCTCCTCCATCTCCTCCATCTCCTCCATCTCCTCCCGCTCCTCCTTTATGAGAGTTGGCGTTAGCTCCCCAATCTCCTGTAGCTCCTACATCTCCTACATCTCCTATATCTCCTGTAGCCCCATATCCTCCGCTGACGCCTTTACTAGATACTAATCTTACTTTATATTGGTTTAAATTAGTTGGTAAACTGACAGTAGAATAATTATTCAAAGGAAGTGGTTTAACAACAGCATTATTTAGTGACTGAGTACCATTAATAGTAAATGAATTAATGATATTGTTATCAGATCGGATTTCATTTGCAGCTGATGAAGCAATACCGGGTCCAGTTTTATATTGAAATCCAAAATATGAATTAGATATGGTTCCAGTCGTATCTAAAATATCATGTAGGTCAACATCTTTATACTTAAAATTACTCATATATAAAGAATATATAAAAAGTGTTTAAATATATGATAATAATTATAATAAAATGGATAATAAAGTGGATAATAAAGTGGATAATAAAGTGAAAGTTCTTATACCAAATGTAATAGTGCGTGATAATATATATAAAAATGTAGATGAAATAAGAGGGTTGTGTTTAGAAGAGATAAAAAAAGGTATATTAGATGAAGAAGAGAAAGCGAATTATGAGTTATATATCGGTGAATATAATAAATATGACGATAAAACTCCATATTTACATGATTCATATTATGAAGTAGGTGTAAATATAATGAAAGAGCAAATTGAAATGTTAGAAGAAATAGTTAAAGGTAGAATAGTAGAAATTCATAAAAATAGTGGTAATTGTCATTTACTAAAATGTACGATAGGTAATGAAAGAATGATAGTAGATAATGATGTATTAAATGAGGATGAAGAATATGAACAATGGAAAGCAATAATATTTTTGACCCCTAATGCTCCAATATCAGGAGGTATAAATTTTAAAATAAACAGAGAGTATGGTATATCAAATATAAAGTCAGGATTACAAAATGTAGATAAAAAATTACAAAATGGAATAATAAACAATATAAAGGTACAATCAAGTGATATGACAAAATGGTATTTAGATAGCAGTATAGGGAATAAATACAATAGAATAGTAGTGTTTAAAAAAGGGATGTTTTATTCTCATGGTACACCATTTGGAATAGATATAGATACATCAAATTTGTTTCAAGTGTTTTCATTTACAGTAGCGAGGGACTGATGTTGATAATGAAAAATATTAAAATATTAATTAAGTTACAAAAGTATAAAACTATTTCTGGCTGTGTATAGGGTCATTAATATCCATAAATGGAATATGTGGATTAGTAAGGATATGTTTTCTAGTGGTATTATGGATATTATGCATAATATGCATATTATGCGTAGTAATAAGAGGGTTGAGATGAATTTTGAATGTAGAGGCGAAATGTTTATGAAAAGAATTATTTATAAACGGAATATTAACCTTTAATTGAATGTGATAAGTATTCATAACTGTGTAATTAGCTGTCTGTGTTATATAATTAATATATGAACTGTATAAATAAAATCAATTTTATTTGAATAATTATTTATGACAACATTGAATATATCTAGTATTATCATCCAAAATGTGGAAGGTTTGATTACAAAGATTACATACATTTCCAAAAAAGTTAAAAACGATAGGATGTGGTCGATAAGAAATATATTCTCTAAAAAAAGGTAAGTGTATCATATTATAAAATTTGGAATTAATAAATGTAAGTGAAATAATATCTTCGTTAGTTAAAAAAGTAAATGTATTATATAATAATTCGGAAGGTAAGTTATGTAATAGCATTAATATTAACAATATAATAAATAGTAAATATTAATGTAAAGGTGTACAAATTATGAAAGATATGGGTAGTTACCGGTAGCAACTTTAAAGAATCTGTATTTGGTAGCAGTATTACCATATGTATCGGTTACAGTATAAGTAACGACATAATCACCGGGTGTATTGACGTCAACGACATCAGTAAAATTGTTGGTGATATTGGCAGTTAAATCTACATTTCCAGCATCAACAGCGGTGACATCATCAGTAGTAGTACCGTTGGAGAAGTTGAATTCTGGGTTAGTATTAGTAGTATCTCTATAAACAGGTGTTAATTCTGTGGAACCGTTGTAATTTTTAGAACCGGAACCATCGAAATCATAAAAATTATCAGGGAATGATATAACAGGTGGTCTGGTATCAACAACATTAACGGTTCTAGTGAGGGTGGAAGTATTACCAGCTATGTCAGTAGCAGTATAGGTAATGGTATATGTACCAACAGTAAAATTCTTAGTACCATCGTTAATAGCGGTTAAGATATCACTAGTAAGAGAGCCTTCATTAGTGGTAGCTCCTGGGTCATTAAATGTATCTCCGCGTTCTAATGTCATGATAGATGAACCAAGTAATGTAATAAGAGGTGGGGTACCATCAACAACATTAACGGTTCTAGTAATGGAGGAGGTAATTGCGGCAAATCGAGATGTATTAGAAGCAGTATATGTAAGGAGATATCCATCAGCGGTAGTGTGAATATCAAGATTAGAAGAGGAGAGGAGTGGAATTTCGCCAGTAAGAGTATATGCTCCTGGGTCTTTAAAAGTAGTGGTTCTTTCGTGAGTGATGGTGGTATTGCCATAAAGTAAAATGGTAATTTTATTGAAATATGTAAAAAGAGGTGTGGTGGGTGTAATTTGAGTTCCGAAAAACATATTGGTCAAAGTGGCGTTTGAAGGAACATTCCAATAAGATAAATCGGTGTTAAAATTAGTATTATTATAGAATGCATTAGTAAAATCGGTAGCGGAACGAACATCCCATTTTTGAATGGAATTGTTATTAAATAATGAGTTTTGGAAAATGGCTGAAAAGTTGGTAACATTAGAAACATTCCATTTACTGAGGTCTCCATTAAATTTTGAACCTCTAAAGATGTCTTGAAGATTGGTAACACGTGAGACATCCCAATTAGAAATGCTATTAAGTTCTGAGGAAAGATTAGCGATATCGTTAGAACCACCGTTGACGGCATCAGATGCAAATAGACCACTTAGGTCGGTAATTTTAGTGATATTCCAAGAACCAATAATACCGTATGCTCTCCTGGCGGCATTATTATCAGTAATGAAATACAATCTAATAGCGTCGATAAGTTCTTGTTTATTTTGGAAGATATATGGGCGTTGAGCAATATCCATTTGACTAAAGCTAGATTTGGATTTTTTAGGTATAATATTGGGCATTTTTCTAAATACATTTCTTCTAATGCCGTGAGCTCCAGCAGTAGGGACGGAATCTTGGCCGATAGAGCCTGGTCCGCTATTATCAGTAGAAGCAACAAGGGAAGAAATTTTATTAGCACGTGAACTTAATCCTTTTCTGTACATTTATATATAAATATAATATTTTATATATAAATTAGTTACAAATATATTTATTACAAAATGCATTTAGTGTTATTGCCGACAAAGAATTTTTCACAAATATTAGGTAATAACTTATTATCCTTGATAGATGCGAGACTAATATTAATAACTCTGAGTAGATCGACATTATCTTTGTTAACAGCCATAGCAATTTCATCGTAACCCATGTTGATATGTGAAATTTTAAGTTCAGGGTATTTATGTTCAACTTGTTTAAATGCTTCTTCAGAGACGAAAATACCATGATATTTTTTAGAATTTTTTAAATAGTAATCGGCGATACCAGCACTAACAATATTATCTTGATCGGAATTTTGTTTAATATTTTCGGGTAGGTCGTCGTAATCAATTTCTGTGACATCAAGTTTGACTTTAGATTCGTAATATTTCATGAAGGAACTTTGTGATGTACCCTTAATGGTAATGATATTTTTATTGGCGAGGTCTCCAATTTCTGTGAAAGGGTCGCTTTCGGATTCAATTCTAATAATATCAGTAGTGGTAGCACCTTGTAAGAACAAAGTAAAATAAAAAGAGATAACGAGAATAAGGAAAGAAATAAAAAATTCGATAATACTGTTTCTGTTTTTGATGCCTAAGTATTTGTAGTCACCTAATAGAGAGATCATAGTGTTATAAAAAATGGAAATGAAAGTGCCTTTTTTGCGATTGATTAAAATAAATATACCGAAAATAATACCAATACAAACGATAATAGAAAAGGGGACAGCACCACGTTTAGCGAATGCACCTAAATACTTCCAATAAATATCATTATCGGAATGCTTATATATCATTCTATTTTGGTCTAAATATGTTAATGAAGTGAATAGAACATCATTAGTTCTGGGATGAGTAATAGATATATTTCCTACTAAAACGTCATATTCACCTTTTGCTAATTTTTGAATTTCTTCGTCATAATTAGGTGTTTCAATATATTTGTAGTGGCATTTTAAATTCTGTTCTTTTTCGACAACTTTCCATATTTCATAGTCTAATCCATCAATAATACCGGAAGAGTTTTTAAATAGATATGGTTTATTATCACCTAGTAATCCGACAACAATAGTTTTATCAGTCATAATAATATATATATATATAAAATATTTATTAGTAATAAGTATAGTTGTAATAACGTTAATATTTCTCTCGTGAAGAGGTTAGAAACAGTATAAATGTATGGGTGGTTGTATATGGTATCTATATGCCCAGTTGGATATATATATAGATTTTAGGGACTCACCGAGAGAAACAACAAAAGAAATACTTATAAAAGATAGTAAAAAAAGGACGAGTTTTAATAGGTATTAGATTTTTATTTTTATCTAATCTGCGATTACATTTGACGCAGTTGGTATTTTTATCCCAACACAGTTTACATAGATATTGACGGCAATAATTGCATGTTCTAAAAAAATCATCAACATATATAGTATTATGACAATCAATACACATGGCGAAAGATTTTTTTCTAGGTGGAGTAGGTTTAATAGCCTTGCGTCTGGTAGATGTTCTATTGGATGCACTAGTTGAAGGTCTTAATTCATGAGAAAAAATACATGTATCATTATTAACATTATTAACATTATTAACATTATTAACATTATTAACATATTGTAAATCATCCTCAATCATATAATATAATAAGATATATTATTATATTATTTAATAAAATGATGTAGTGGTAAAAATAAAAAATATTGTAGTAATGTGAAATGAAAATATTATTAATATTACTATTATTTTATAATTTCCAATATATTTATGCTGTACCTGAATGGAAAACTCCAACGGGACGACCGACGGGACAACCAACAGGACAACCAACAGGACAACCAACAGGACAACCAACTAATATATTACCAAGTGGACAACCATCAAGTCAACCTTCGTCTCAGCCAACATGTCAGCCATCATCTATTCCATCTGGTCAACCAAGTGGTCAACCAACATCTCAGCCAACATCTCAGCCAACATCTCAGCCAACATCTCTGCCATCGGGTCAACCAACATCTCAGCCAACATCTCAGCCGACGAGCCAACCTACAGCTCAACCGACGTCTCAACCAACATCTCAGCCAACAGGTCAACCAACGTCTCAGCCAACATCTCAGCCAACATCTCAGCCAACATCTCAGCCAACATCTCAGCCATCGGGTCAACCAACATCTCAGCCAACATCTCAGCCGACGAGCCAACCTACAGCTC